AACAGGGCGGGCAGGTGGTCGACGAGCCATTGCACGCACATGTCGCGGCGCTCCTGGTCGCGGCCGTCGCCAGCCGTCCCGAGCGAGCGGAGCACGTACGGGCGCAGCAGCTGCCGGCGCTCGTCGTCGAGGCGATCGTTCAGCGCCATACCGAAGCGGCGGATCACCGGTGACGCGCAGACCGGCGATGCGCTGTGTGGTTCGCCGGCGAGCCATGCGATCGCCTCGTTGAAGCACATCTGCTTGGACTCGGGCCTGTGGCCTCCGTGGTACAGGAAGATCGGCTTGGGCTTGCGGGTTTTGGTCATCTGACGATGCTCCTGTCTGGGAGTGGGCTTGCGAATAGGCGAAGCTGCGAAGAACGTGATGCGCGCGTGAGCGGGTCGGGCGTCAGCGAGTGCTTGGCCGCACGGGATGAGCGTGAGCGGCAGCTCGAGCACCGGCATGGCTTGCATGTGCAGTCGGCGGCGTTGCACGCGCGAGCGCAGTGCGAGGCCGGGCAGAAGTGGTCGAGGCGCGGCGGGTCCAGCAGGCGAGATTGCGTCATGGCCGCCCCTTCGCCCGGACCGTGCGTCGATGTGCCAGGAAGCGATCATGATCCGGGTGACCGGGAAGGCGTGCTGCTCGGCTCACGTTGCCGTGCATGACGCTCGCTGTGATCGTGGCCTCGACTCGATCACGAACTGACGCGTCGATCGTTCGCAGCGCGTGCCGAAGGCCCTCGAGCGCGGATCCCTGGCTCGCATAGCCCCACTGACTCCACTTCATCCGACAGATCGCTCGGAGCGACCAGCCACGCGCATGTAGCGCGGCGGCCTGGAGCAGGTCGGCAAGCGGGATCTTGTAGTCAACTCCCCTAGGCATCGGTCATCGCACCGGCCTGTAGCCGACCGTCTGCACGCCGGAGAACCCGAGCGCGCCAGCAGTGCTCTCGCCAAGATCCCAGCTGCGACCCGCGATGAACGGGCCCGCGTCGTCGACGGTCGCGATCACGCTGCGCCCGTCGAAATAGAACTCGACGTGGCGCCCGCAGATCCACGGGCCGATGTACGCGACATCAGGGGACGCGACGCCATAGCGGGCGTGGAACCCGCAGGCGGTCGAGCCCTGGTCGTAGTACCAGCTGGCTGTCGCGTATTGGATCGGGTTCGCGGCGTTATACCGGCGCACGCGCCACGCCCTCACGGTCGCGGCCAGGTACCGTCGCAGTTTCGGCCGGTTGTACGCGAACCGCTGGCAGCGAATCATGTGCCGGTACGCGGCCGTCTGGCTCGCGGTCACGTTCCGTGCGCCGCGGAAGTCACGGTCGATCGCGTGCTCGGTCTCCGCGACCGTGAACACGCGACTGCAACCCGACGGCGATCCCGACGCGCTCACCGTACCGAGTGCTGCGACGGCCGAGGCTGCTCCCAGCAGGAACCGCATCAGGCGCTCACCATCGCCGCAAGCTCGGCCCGCTGACGGCCAGACAGGCCGCCGACCGTCTTGCTCGGGGAGATCTTGCAACGCCCGAGAGTCTTGTTCGCCTTCACGCGCCCATACTTCGGGGCTGCCAACAGAACGTCGAACACCTTCGCGGTCTCGAGATACGCCGGCGGATCCAGCAACAGGTCGTGCACTCGAACGCGCCTGGCTCGCAAATCCCGCTTCAACTGTGCGCGAGCCGCGCGAACCTCGTTCGCACGCTCGAGCGCCTCACGACGCTGCATAACCGAACGGTCAGGGGCCACGGTCACCATCACTTCACCTCCGGAAGTTGTTCCTGCCGCCTATCGCGGCCCCGTAACTGCACTGGCAACACCATTCGCCGGACCAGCAGCCGATGGCTCGAGCGCTCGTCCAAAATCTCGTCCCACGCCTTCGGCGGATAGTTCGTCGTCAGCAAGATCGGCAGCTCCGCCAAGTACCGGGCGTCGATCAGGTCCGCGAGCTGCTCAAGCCGCCAGTCCGTAATCCGCTCCGCCCCCAGGTCATCGAGCGCGAGCACGTCGATCGAAAGGGCGCGCTCCCACGTATCGGTGCGCTGCACCTCATCGTCGAACCGCTGGAGCTCCCGTAGCAGCGTGCTGACCGACCGGAACATCACGCCCACCTCGCGCTCGCGAATCAGTCGCACGCACAGCGCGGCGAGTAGATGTGTCTTGCCGACGCCCGGGTCGCCCCAGACGGCGAGCGCCGGGATCCCCGGCGAGCCCTCCTCGCCCTTCTGCTGCTCGGCCTCGAAATCGCGGAGCCACGATCGCAACAGCATCAGCGCATTCCGATTCTCGGTGTCCTCCTCGAACATCAGGCCAATGAACCGCTCGGGCACCCCAGATCGCGCGAGGCGTTCCGCGGCGCGAACCCTCTTATCCTGCGGCGGGATCCCGGTCTCGAACCCGCAGGCGTCGCACTCGACGATCCACACCGGACCGGACCGATCGAGCAGTCGCCACCGGCCGACGCACCCGTCCTCCTTGCATTTGCAGATCGCAGGACCGGGTTCATCCGGAGCGTTCGCCGGCGCCTCGCGATCGATTCCCCACTGGCGCAGCTTCCTGGCCGAATCGAACGGCTTCGGCCGCTTGACCGACGACTCCGGGAGCTCAGTGCGCTCGTCGAGCGTGCTCACGCCGAATCCTCCCGGTACAGCTTGAAACGATCGCGCCGCTCGAGCGCCGGATCGCGCATCGAAACAACGTTGCTCGAGCCCTGATCGGCGGCCGGCTCGTCAGCGATCCAGTCGCCAAGACGCTGCGCGATGTCCTTGCACTGTGCCCGTCGCCCGTTGCCGGCGAGCAGCCAGTGCTCGAGCCGCCGAGCGACGCGCTCATGGTCAGCTCGAACGTTGCGGAGCATCGCCATGCCCACGCCACGAGGCATCGGCTCGATCCCTCCGCGAGCGTCCCAGGCGCCGTGACAGATCGTTAGCACCAGGTTGAGCCTCGGCAGCAGCTCGTCAGGGAAATCCGGGGGTGGCTGCGACTGATCGACTCGGCGAGTGGCGCGCTTGCGCGCTACCTGCTGAGCTTGCGAAGCAGGTCTTTCCTTCTCCTTAACTTCCCCGGCGTTACTTTCCGTTACGCCACCGTTATCCGTTACGTTACTTTCGCCGTTACGTGCACCGTTATGCCTGTTACGGAAACGGCGCTGTCGATCAGCGTTCGTCGGATCCGGACGCGGCCCCGGATTCAACGCATCCCAGTCATGACAGACCTCGAACCCGACACGCTCATCCATCTCGACCATCCCTAGCTGACGCAACCGCCCGAGCGTCGTCCTCGCCAGCGATACCGAACAACGGCCTTGATACGCCACGTCCCGCTCTGTCGCGGCCTGCCCGGCGACAACGAGGTAGCCGCGCGGGTTCGCCTTCGCTGCGAGCGCCCAGACGCCGCACACGAGGCAGCGGAACTCGCGGTCGTTCAGCCGGCCGATCTTCGGGTTCGACCCGAGCTCGACGTCGACCATGAACCTGTCGAACACGCGCGGGCTCACGCAGTGGTCTCACGACTCATGCTCGCTCCCGCAATGCCAGCAGCGGCAGCAGCTCGTCGAGCGGCAACGTCGCCAGCCAAGGCTGACCGTTGCAACGATGAAAGATCACCGGGATCTCGCCGGGCTGCGAATGCTCGGCGCACTCGGCGAACGCCTCACGTAACCGCAGACGCTCGGTGTACTTGCAGCTGATCCGCGTGCCCGCGGGACCGTCCAAAATGTCGCGGCCGAACTGCGGGAACACCGTGTTACGGCGCGCGAGTTTCCATCCGAACGCGCGCAACACGTCCACGATCTCGCGCTCCCCGCGGCCCCCGCGGGCGCGCGCTCGTCGGCCGGCGCGAGCAGCATCCAACGACAGCTGCGCGCTCATGGCTGCCACCGCAGTCCTGCATCGACCTCGAGCGCGTACGCGCGAGCGAAATAATCAGCCGCGCCATGCTCGCCCAACAGATCGACCGTGAACGCGATCGCCTCATCAGGAATCAACGGCAGCGGAATTCTTGTGTCATTGACGCCAGGATGATGGTGCCCGTCGTGACAGTGACAGGAACCGCCCCAGGCGAGCGGTGCGCCGATCTGCACGGCGTTGCGCTGATCCCACGGATCGCCGCCAGCTCGGCGAACGAGGCGCTCTCGAAGTACGTGGTGCAGTACCAGGCGTCCCCACAGGCCGCACACGGCGCAGAACCCGTAACGCTCGGCCTTCCACTCCGCTTCGCCGGGCTCGAGCGCTCGCGCGCGCGGACGGGCTCGCAGCGGGGCTCGCCTGGCGAGAGCAGCGCCGCGTTTCACGCCGGCACCAGCTCACGCTCGACGATGAAGGATGCGGCCTCCAAAGCCGCGACCCACGAACCAACACGCAACCGGATCAGGCTCTCTGACGGCAGCCGGTTGTCGGCGGACGCCATGTACGCGTCGTATGTGGCTTTGCTTGGTGGCTCGCCAAGCGCGCGCCACACCCGGGCGACCGCGGCAACGCAATCACTTGTGCTTGTCCTCGAGTAGGACCGTCGCGGCTCCCACACCGGCAGGCCCGCAAGCTCGCGCGCACGGTTCCACGAGTTGAACCGCAGAACGAACAAGTGCGCGGACGGCAACCCCAGCGCCATCGCCCGGCGCCGCCATTCCTTCACCGTCCAGATGCCAAGATCATCACCGGCGCGAAGCGCGTCAAGCAACGCCTCGTCAGTCCACTGAGGAACACCGTCACCGTGCAAGCGCGCGCGCTCCAACGTGTGAGGCTGCTCAGCCGCACACTCCGCGCACAGGCGCCGCCGTGTCTTGTAGCCGCCGGACCCATCCGTCGGAGCACCACACGCGGCACAGGGGCTCGAGTAGCGAGCGCGACGATTCTTCTGCTTCGACAGATCCGGGTCGCTCAGATACGCGCCGACCGTCGACCTGGCAAAACCCATCTGCTCAGCGATCTCAACCACCGTAAGCCCCCCCCCTCGAAGCCTGCGCGCCAAAGCAACCTTCTCCGCGCGGGTCACGCTGTCACCGCTCCAGCCAACGGCACATAAGTGCCATCAGGGCACAGCTGCACGAGCCCGTCGACCAGCAGAACCCCGCACGCGTCCGCGACCTGCTCCCGATCCCAAGCGCCCGAATCCGCGATCCGCTGCTCAGACCACTCGCCCGGCTCGGACCGAATCGTCTGCAGCACATCATCACGGCAGCGACCCAACTCCGCGCCATGAGCACCGCGAGTGCCGTTCCGCTCGGCGATCTGACGATCCAAGGTCTCGGTCAGGCTCCAGCGAGCGTGCCGGTTGCGATGGCTAGCCTGGATCACGTTCGCCTCACGGAGCTTCGTCAGCACCGTCGTCAGTGCGCCCGATCCAAACTCGACGCGTGCGGCCAAATCCCGAAACGAGACAGGCTCCAACTCGCGAATCAGCCCGATGACGAGCGTGCCGCGCTCCGCAATTTCTGAGCGACTCGCCGCAACCCGACCCGGGCGCGATCGCAAAACCGGGGCCAGCGCACGTGACGGCGCGTGACCGTTCCTGCGTGGCCGCGCAGCGGGCTTCGACGCTGGCGAGAGTTCCACGGGGGGGGGGCACCTCGTCGCCGTCCAACTCCGCTGCAAGCCGCTCGATCTCGTCCAACGTGTCCGACCGCTCACGCAGGCGAGCCTCCAGCAACGCGATCGTCTCGCGTTCCCGGCCGACAGCCTCGAGCACGTGATTCACGCGGCACCCCGGCACGCGGGACACGGCCGGCCTGGCCATTCGCCGACCGCGCCGCACACGCAACGCTTGTGCACGATCGGGGAGAAATCGCCGAACGTCACGCCGCCCTCCTCAGCCCCGACCCGTCCGTCCGGCCCGCTTCCTTCAGCGCCGACAGAATCGACTGCTTTGCGTTCACCACAGCCTTCAGCGACGAGATCCGCTTCTCCATCCTGCGCCGCGACGCCAACAGCGCCGAGTACCGGCCCAACAGGTTCGCGTCCATCGCCCGATGCGCCAGCCGGGTCCGCAACGCCTCCGGCGGGAACTTCTCGCCGTCCTCCGTGTGGCGGGTCCACAGGCCCTCCTCGTGGGCAGCCATGAATTCTTCGACCTCCATCTCGACGGGGGTCAACTTGCGCTCAAGCTCGGCGAGCGCGCCGGACAGCTGATTCAGCTCCTCGGTGGCCTGGTCAAGCTCGGCCATGATCGTCACCGGATCGGTAGGGTCGCGATGAACGGTCGTCACGCCGCGGCCCTCCGCTCCCGCGCCGTGCGCGCGCTCCGCAACCTCGACATCGACCGGTGGGTCGCCAGCACGTTCAGCCAGTCGCCAGCCTGCGCCTCGCACTCCACCTGCTCAAAGCTGCCGTCCTCGCCGACCGCGACGATGATCGCCCCATCCGGCTCCGGGCTACCGCACTCCACGTCAGCCAACCGGTACGCGGCCGCCTGCAAGTGCGCCTCATCGAACACCCGGCCCTTCGGGTTCGTTTTCAAGTCGACGATCAGATCGCGGCCGTCGATCTCCGCACGCATGTCCAGCCGGCCCGCATACGTGTGCGTGACCGAGCCGACAAACCGTTCCACCGCGCTCGGCTTCGGACGCGCCTTCAGCAGCCACGCGCACAAGCCCTGCACATAGCCGCGAACCTCGCCCGGGAAGTCTCCGAGGTCGGGGACGGTCTGCTCGCGCCCCCACAGCTCCAGGACCGCGTGAACCGCCGTGCCGCGATCGGCGCCGGCGTCGCGCCTGGCTTCCATCCCGAGCCCGTTGATCCGTACGACGCTGATCGCTTGCGACGGATCGACGTTCACCAGCTCGCCCTGTGCTGCGAGTCTGGCCGCGCCCTCGGCGCCGCATGCTTCCGCCCACGCGAGCAGCGCCGGCTTGTCGAGCACTTTAAGCGCCGAAGTGACGCTGATCGCCGAAACGCGCTCACCACCGGTGTGAAGCCAATAGCGATGCGACGCGTCCCGATACTCGACGGTGACGCTGCCGTACGCCTGAAACTCGGAGCCGTCACGCTCCGTGTACGGCCGCTCGAACACGGTCATGACGTGCGCTCCATCCCAACCAGTGCTTCCGCGAGCGCCGGCGCAACAGCCGCCGGCACGCCGGCGAACGAGATCGCGACACCCTCCGGGGCGGAAAGGCCAACCGATCCGAGCGCCAAACGCACCTGACCGACCTTCAGACCCTTGGCCGCAGCCTTCAGCTCTTCGATATCGGACTCGGTTACCAGCGCCGGCGCGTCAGGCTCGGGGGGCGCGTCGATCTCGGCGTCCCCCTGGGCGCCCTCGACGTCACCGTGATCGAGGGACTCTCCGAACGCGCTGGTGCCGTGCGACTCCAGCCACGTCTTGTAGTTCGACTGCGCCATTCGCTCGCCCTCAGCGGTCAGCCTCACCTTGTCGCGGCCGCCGAGCTCGAGCCCACTGCCGATCTTCAACGTGAGCTTCGGGGTCGCGTACAGCGACACGCCGATCCCGAACTTCACCGCGGCACGCTTCAACGCATCCGACACGAGTCCCTTGCCGGCGCCTTCGCCAACGTCCGAGCGGGTGATGTCGTCGATCGTGAGGTCACACCACATCTGGCCGCCGCCGACCGGGCGGTACGCGTCATGCCAGAGGTGCGGGACGATCAGGTTGAGCCGCTCGACGACCAGGCGCGCATCGATGTAGGCGACGATCAGGCCTCCGGTCGGGTTCTCTTTCGGCCAGGTGGCCTGCACCTTGAACTTCACGGCCGCCGGCGTGAACGGGCGGCGCAGATGCTTCGCGGCGTCGCGGAAGCTGTCGACCGGGAAGCTGACAGTGGGTTCGGCGGCCTCGGAGCCGTTGGGCGTCGTCCTGGCGGTCGTCGTCGCCATCAGAAGCCTGCTTCCGCAGGATCAGGGCCGTCCGAGCCAGCCAGGAAATCGACGTCAACCGGGAGCGGCTCTAGAAGGCTTTCGGGACAGCGCCAACTCACCCGCTCTACTTCCTCCGTGACCGTGACCATCGGCACCGGTGGCGCGTCCGGATCGGGAACCTCGCGGGTCACCGTCTCTGTGATCACGACGCGCTCGCATACGTTCGACCGATCCGTGTATAAGGTGACCTCGTGCGGGCCGAACCGGCGAGTCAGATAGAAGTACGTGTCGTCGGTACCGAGTCGCCCTTTCTCCCACGGGCCGCCAAGCTCGCGTTCGCGTTCCACCAGCAGGCTGCGCGACAGCTGATAGTCGATCAGGCGAACCGCGTCTCGTCGGTCAATCAGGCGTTCCGGGCGTGGGGCGCGCTCCAGAAAGTCCGCGAGCTCGCGCAGCCCGTCGATGAACGCGACCTGTTCCGCGGTCAAATGGTCGGTGGGATCGTTGGATAGGCTGTGCACGCTCATGGGAGGGCTTTATCTCCTGTGGGTCACGCCCCCGGCGGCAGCAACCGCGCGGGGGCATCATTGGTAAGGGTGGCCCGCGAGCAGCCGGGGGCGCGGCTGTCGCGGGCGCTCACGTCGGGACAGGCCTCGACGCAAGTCATGGGCGCCGTCCGAAACGGTCGATGCACTTGAAGTACTCGGCTCTCGCGCGCGAACGCTCAGCAGCATCCTGAGCGTCCCGCCATGCGCACCGGCAGATGAAGCCGATCAGGATCAGCCAGCAACCAATCGCGAAAACCGCGCTCATCGGACCGTTCCCGCGCGAATGTCCGCCACGATCAGCTCGCAGGCAGCGCACAACCGCTCCCACGTGCCCGTGTGCGGGCTCGAACCGCAACGCGTGCACGTTTTGACATCCACCGGCGTCGAGTCATACCGGCGAGCAGCGGCAGCCAGGCGAGCCGCCAACGGTGACGACGAGTCGAACGTCATGTGGTCAGCCCCAGCCGGCGGAGAACGCGCTCGCGTTGCGCGCGGTGGAACTCGTCGATCTGCTCGACCGTGAGCCCGCACGCCAACTCGCACGGGCTCATTGATTTCAGAGCGGCCATCTGACGCGCGGAGTTCGTAGTCCCTGGCTTGGCGTTGTTGATCGAACGCTTCTGCCAGGGGCGCGGCTTGCCGAGTACGAACTGGGTCGCCGGCGGACGAGCGTGGCGAGTCATGCCGCGCGCTCCGTGTATAGCCACGCCATGTCACGACCAAGCTCGCGAGTCAGCGCAATCAGGTTCTCCTCGCTCGGCCGATGCCAGCCGCGCTCCCACTTGCTGACCATCATCGGGTCGACGTCGACCCGGTCGGCGAGCTGGCGTTGCGTCAGCCCCGCTGCGAGCCTCGCACGCTTGATGTTCGCGCCGAGAGTAGTTGCCGGTCTGCTAGTTGCTTGACTAGACATCTGGCAACCACCATACTAGGAGTGTGCTGTCTAGTCAAGTGGCTTCTAGGAACTTGTCCACGACAAACTCAATCGCCCGCCGTAGGTTTGAACTCATGGTCGCCGAGCACACGGCGCTTGTGGGGCGACGGATCGCTGAGGCCCGCGAAGAAGCGGGCCTCACTCAAGCCGAGCTAGCAGCAAAAATCCCAGGCAAGGCGGGCAGCGACCAGGTGTCCAAGTGGGAGCGCGGCATCCACCGCCCCGGCGACGACACGCTCGCTCAGATCGGCAAAGCGACCGGCAAGCCTCTAGCCTGGTTCCACACTTCCCCGGCCGACAAATCCAATGGAACGCCGGCGCTCATGGAAACGCTCGAACCCGATGACGATCAGTCTCAGCTCGATCGGATTGAAGCGATGCTCGCCGAGCTGCTCCGACGCGTCCCGCCGACCACCGAGGAGCTGCTCGACGCGGCGAAGACTGGGGCTAGCACAGCAGAGCGGCTATCGGGACGGCCAGCAGGCAGTACCGAGCGGCAAGCGTCTCAAGCTCGGCGCGCAAAGGGTCGGCCTCCGGAAGCTCCGGCAGCCGGCGAGTGAAATAGTTGGCAGACATGTCCACCCAGTCCTGTAGCACGGCCTCTCCAGTCGTCGGCTGCGCGTCACGCTCGCCAACAACCCGCAATTTCCGCTTCATCCCTCTCGCTGCCCTTCCCCGGTCCGCTCGTGGTCTCGCTGTTGCCGTGATCATAAGCAGACGGTTAGGCAGGTCGCAACCGCAACGTTCGTCCAGGATGTACACATGAGAGACGGATCGACGGCAACACGGGTTCTTCCGGTAGTGCTCGCGGTTCTTGCCCTCGCAGGCTGCGGCACCACCCGTACCGTCACCGTCACCACGATCATCCAAGCCGCCCCAGCGCCAGCCGCCACGACGGCCGTGGCCCAGTCTCCAGGATCGTTCTCCGGTAACGGCACCAAATCGCTCGGCACGATCACGATCGACCGACCGTCGATCATCGAGTGGCGATCCTCCGGGCCGTCCTTCGCTTTGACCAGCGGCGTCAGCGGCACGACCGCGATCGCGGTCAGCTCCACGTCGAGCTCTGGAACGTCGGCGATCGGCCCGGGGGCGTATCCGAACGCGCAGGTGATCTCGGCCGCGAATTGGACGATCCGGATCGTGGCGCAGTAGAACGACGAAACGCCCCGTAAGCCAAAGGCTCACAGGGCGTCCCGCCTGGGGGAGGAGGTCATACCCGAGACGAGCTCGGGCGTCCGCTCCTATTGGGGCGAAGCTGCTGGAGGCTGACCGGTCGCCGCCGGTGTCCCGGAGGTCACAAAGGGGCGGGGAGCGGATACGCCCGCTGCGGCGATCTTCGCGCCTGCGAACGCGTGCACGGCGTTGACGACCAGGAACACGGCAGCGATCACCGTCGACCCAGCCGAGATCAGGATCTGTTCCTTGGACGCGAGCGACGGCACGAACGCGACCACCTGCCCGACGATCGTCACGAGCAGGGAGACTAGTCCGGCCTGCGTGATCTTGATGTGGCTTACGTCGCCTGTCGATGTGAGCTTCATGAATCCTCCTAGTTGAGCGGGCTGGCGACCCAGCCCTTGAGAGTGCGCGGCACCGTGCAATCGGCGCCCTGGTCGAACAGCGCGGCGAGCGTGTTGAAGCTCATGCAGAAGCAGCCGCCCGGAATGTCGCCGTGCGCCACCCCGTACTCGGTGCCCCACGAGTTCACGAACCAGATCCGCTCGTTCTGAGCGTCAAGGCCGATTGCGCACACCTCGTGCCCGCCGCGAACCGTTGCGCCCGGAGCGATCTCGATGTACCCGTTCGCGTCCGGCGAGTCGAACGACGTGAACCAGTTCATCCCGAAAATCGCCGGCCGCGGCACGACCGCCAACAACGCGCTATGGATGTCGGCGGCGTGCTGGTACTCGAAGATCCAGCCGCGATTCTTCGCGGCCTGGCAGACCTCGGTGCCCGAGCCGCCCTGGTCGTTCGGCGGATATGGCCCGAACCCCTCCAGCACCTCCTCGTCGGAGTAGACGGCGTAGCAGTCGGGCTCCCCGAGCGTCGGCTGCCCGGCAGCCCAGTGCGGGATCGCGTTCAGCGCTCCGCACACCGCGTGCGCCGTGCAGCTCGAGGTCTCCTGCTGATTGAGCGGCAGCCCCGCGGAACGGTGAGTGACGCTGACCAGCTGCGCGGCGGTCTCGGCCGGGTACGCGTCGGAGCGGTCGTCGATGTGGATGTGCCGTCCCAGGCGTTTCCCGGGGATCACGACCTCCGGGATGCGAATGCGGTGGATGCTCAAGCTGTCCTCCTAGATTTCGCGTAGCAGTCGAGCTACGAGGGATGGGTCAATAACCGGGGTCTCTGTACGCCAGTGCATCCACGCCCGCGCCAAGCACGCGAGCACGTCGTAGGCGACCACGAGCGCCACGTTCAGCAGGACCGCGTCAAGCAGACGCCTCACGCGGGATGCTCCGCGCGCCACAACGCCGCTGAGCACGACTGATCCGGATGCCTGCGCGTCCACTTCTGGATCAGGTCCAGCGGCGAGATTTCGACCAGTACGTCCGTCAACAGGTCGACACCGATCGCGCCTGAGTGATCAACCTCGACGATCTCGATCAGCCGCTTCCCGTCACTCCAATACGAGCGAACGGGCGCAATCGTCCGGGGATCTCTGCCGCGCACCGCTGCGTTGAACACGACGCCCTCCTGGCTTCGCGGACGTTACGTCTTGCTCTTCGGCACCTTGCGAGCAGCCGTCCGGCGGCGGATCGGCGTTGGCGCCGGCGGCCCCACGCTCTTGAAATGCGGGTGACGGTCGACATGCTCGCCGGTGACCTTCAGGTGCATCGACGCGATCGCTTTCGCCGCCCACTCGTTGTGCTGCTCCTGCCGTTTCGCGTGCTCATGCAGCGGTTTGAGCTTCGCATCGATCAGCCTGTGCAGCCGGCGGCGCCACGGCGGGTACAGCAGCACCGCGGCAATGAAGATGACCGCCCATTGCACGATGCTCGCCACCAGATTCGGGCCCACTCTGGACGAGTCGAGCGGCCAGAAATCCGCGCTGATCCGTGACCGGAACACGATCACCGCCGCGACAGCAGCCGCGAACACGAGTAGCGCCGCGAGCTTACGAACAACGCCCCTGTCCTTGTCCTCAATCATCCGCAGCTCCTATCGAGCGTCGTTGCCATTCGCCTAAAGCCCGGCCCAGTGAGGGAGGATCAGCTTCAGGGTGCCGTCGTGCGCGAACGGGCCAGACGCCCAGCCGCTCGACAAGCTGTCGACCACCTCGTAGTTGGCCCACAGCGCGATCTGCGACTGCTTCTTGCACCACGGGTAGAACCGCATGATCCGCTGGAGTTGCATCGCCTCGTCGGCTGCGCGACTCAGGTACTCGTAGCCGGCCGGGTTCGACGGATCGGCCGGGTTATAGGCCGGGGACCGGCCGACGTGGAAGATGTAGCCGCCCTCAGTCAGGAACAGGTTGGGACGCCACGAGCCATGCAGCCGCAGCAGCTTCATCGCCGCGAGCGCGGTCCGCGTCATCCGCGCGCCGCCGTTCACCAGGTCGTAGTAGTGGTGCATTGCGACATCCACTCGGACGCCCTTCGGCGGTGCGTATCCCCAGAGATACTTCAGGCAGTTCGGCGTCCCCCAGAACGTCGCCTCCGCCGGCCCGAGCAGGTGCGTTGAGCCGGTGCCCGACTTGAGCCCGGCCGCGTGCTCGGCGGCGTCTTTCATCAGCTGCGCGGACTCCGAGGCGCGGATCCTCGGACCGGCGGCCGACGCCAGCAGCGGGCCGCCGCGCAGGTAGGCCGCGAGCGCCTCCTTCGTGCCATCGTGGGCCGGGCGCATCGCGATCGCCTTGTCGTCGATGACCGCGGCGACCGAGAGCGATCGCGCTCTCGCGACAGCAGGCGCGAACGAAGGCTCGTTCGAGACGATGACGCTGCACTCCGGGTACCGGTCGATCGTGTCGAACACCAGCTGACGACGCTCCGCGTAACCCCACCCGGGAGGCAGATCGCTCGACGTCACGCACACCATGCACCGCTTGCCGTGACTGAGAGCCCACTGCACCGCCTCGTCCGACTGCTCCCACGCGCCCCATGTTGGTCCCCACGCCGGATTGCGCGCCCAGGTGATAACCGTGTCGACGTTGCCTGGCGTAGCTAGAAAGTCCTGTGTTGGGCCTGGGTTCGCGACGAGCCACTGGATGACGTTGATCGCCTTCAGCACGGCTCAGCCATTGAGGATCCGCTCGATCCGGTAGTGGCGCGGGCCCCATTTCAACTCCCCGGAACGCGCGCTGCCCCAGTGACCACCGGAGATCGTCACCAGTCGTCCGGCGAGCCACTGCAGGTTGCGGCGGTCGATCACGCACACGTGCCGACGCACGGGGTTCTTGCAGCCATGCGACCACCACGACTCGACGGTGAGGCGCTCGGAGATCTTGTGCGCGTACAGCTCGACTGGTTTCAGCGGGTAGATCGCGAACGGGCTGACCGTCGGCGCGGGGAACGCGAGCGCTTTCGAGAAGCCGCGCAGATCGATGCTCACGTCGCCGTATCCGAGCCCGGGGATTGACCGGTACGTGTATGGGGGGCTGTACCGCTGCCACGCGAGCACCACCGCCGCGAACGGCAGCGCGGCGAGCGACGGACCGTAGTCGGCCTCCCACGCTTCCAGGCCGCCGGAGGCGCCGCCTGGCCAGGTGCCGGGCGCGGTGTAGATGATCGGCCAGACACCGAACGCTGCGTGGATCGCGCGGGCGATCGGGACGGCGCACCCGAACGCGGACGGGACTTCCATATCCTCGACCGGTCGCAGCGCGTCACGGTCGCCCCTGAACCCCACGCTGTTGAGCACGGACACGAACGACGGTCCCTCCGAGCAGCCGCGCACGAACCAGTACCCGGCCCACGGGATATGTAGCGCCCGCAGCGAGGCGACGTTGTAAGCGAAGTCGGGGTCCTCGAAGTTCGACTCGCCTGCCTTTGCGACCGCCGCACAGATCGAGCTCGAGGCCGCCGCCCAGTCCGGATGGCCCTGATAGGAGGAGACGTCGGGGAATAGACAGCCGGCCACTGGTTTCGTGACGCCGGATGGCTTCAGGTTCTGCAGCGCATGGTTTGGATGCGGCACGGCGCCGGACGCACAGCCCATGAACGAGCGCCCAGGCGGGCACAGTTCGGTTAGCTTCGAACGATGTGCGGTTGAGCCGCAGCCGACGATCAGCAGCGCGGCGATGAGAGCGCCCGTGAGCGCAGCGATTCGTCGCATGGTGGAAACCTCCTGGATGGTTGGGAACGGGCCGCTACGCGGCCGACAGACGGTCAGGCGTCCGGTTTCGGCCTGTCCGCCCGACGGCGGCCGCCTACGCGGCGTTGCAAGTCATTGACCTGCCGGGTCATCTCGTCGATCTGAAGCTCGAGCTTCGCTCGCGTCTTGAGCGCCTCATCCAACCGTTTCTGCAATCGGTCGCGCTCGCCGTTCGAGTGCTCCAGTGCGCTTTCGAGAACGGCGATCCGTTCGTTCGATTCGGCGAGCTGTGATTGCAGCTCCGCGATCGCTTGCTTCGCCGCCTCGAGCTCCGCGACGTACCGGCCGAGCGCCTGATCCAACGCTTGCACAGCCTTCTGCGCCGCAGACGCCTCCATCTCCTCGCGCTGCGCCCCGGCGACCGTCCTCGCGCGCCGCCATGAGACAGCGGCGGCGATGATCGCAATCAGCGCGGCGACCCCTTCGATCAGCGTGAGGATGTTCAGGCTCTCGGTCGTCGGCGGTGACGACAAAGCACCGACGATCAGCCCAACGACAATCCCGAGCCTCACGGGAGCGCTGCCCGGCAGTCAAGATTGACGAGCCGGGTCAGCGGCGGCAGATACCTCGAAGTCCACATGTTCGCCGCGTTCTCACTCAACCGCGTCGACGCGGCCGCCGCGGCCTCCAGGTCAGGGAGCGGGATCACGCGCTCGATGTCATGCAGCAGTCGCGGCGTGATGCTCTGGTGCGCCTGCTGCACCCGCAGCTGCGCGTCCGACTGGATGAACCGGCCGAAGATCCCCGCGAACGTCTGATCCAGATTGCAGTCGTACACCGCCCAGCTGCGAGCCTGCGACTCCGTGTTGTGATGAATCAGCAGCCCGACCGGCACCGCGATCGCTATCGCCGCGATACTCGATGCCGCGAACCCGACCAAGAACGCCCAAAACAGAGCGTGGCGATTCACGGCCGCCGCCCCGGCTTTCGCAGCATCCGCAGCGACGTCCTGTAGTTCGCCGCGGGTGAGCTGAACCAGCTCGTCGTCTCCCGGCTCGTGTGTCTCGTTCATGGTCCCTTCCCGATCGTGGGTTCCCGGCCCGCTAGAAGAGAGCGATCAGTCGATCGTGAACCGAACAACGTCGAGCATCAGATAGTCGCCGGATGCCGGGATCTGGCCGAGGTTCACGTCGCCACTCGCGTCGGGCTGAACGAGGATTTGGTACGGGCTGATGCTGTAGGGCGCCACGAATTCGGCTTGCGCCGACGGTCGCGCGCCCGCTGGCAGCGTCGCGCACGAGTAGCCGCCGCTGCCATTCGAGGTGACACAGCCTCGCAACCACACCTCGTCGTTGCGAGCCCGATACGCGCCCGTCAGGAACGGCGACCCCTTGTCGCTATAGCCGGAGGTGTACGGCAACGGGAGCCAGCCCGTGTCGCGAGCACCCTCGACCATCAGCCATGAGACCCCGTTCGACTGGAAAGCCACGAACGATCCGTACACGCCCTGGTTGATGCTCGGCCGTCCGGCTGTGTCGCCCGGCCCCCAGATCTCGGCGCCACCACCGTCGATCACGACGGGCGACGACGGGGAGCCGTACGCCAGCACTCCTACCAGGGCGCCGGCTTCGAGCGGCGGCAGCGTGACCGTGAATCCGGCTCCTGCCGTGATCATTTGGCCGGGCTGCGCTTGAATCGACTCGAACGTGCCGAACACGATCTGCATGTCCGGTACTGATGAGATCTGCCGAGCGAAGCTCGCGATATCTCCAGTCACAATCGAGGTCGCGCCCGCGGGCACCAGCACGTAGGCCAAGACGAGCGAGTTCGCCGGCAGCGTGGCAGCGCCGGTCAGGTTCACCAATGTCGCACCGGCGCTGGGCGTCCCCGGAACCACGGCGAGCTGCGCCAGGTTCGACGAGCCGACGTAGGCGGCGTCCTCAACCTGCGCGATCACAGTGTCAATCCGCGGGTTCGACGGGTCGGCCGTCCCGATCGCAAGGATCTCCGCCGCCTGGTTCTGCGTGTAATACGGGCCCTGCGAAGCGGCGTAGGTGCCGGGAATCCACGCCTGCCCCTCGGCGACTTGAACACTCATCGCGCCGGTCGGCGTGACCGCCAGGTCGCCCTCGTTGACGACGCCGCCGCCCGGCCACATCAGGCTGCCGACCGCCTCACGGAAGAACTGTGCGCCATATGTGCCGGCCTGCAGCACCCACGGTGGTGTCAATAGAGCCATCGAGCCTTCTTTCTTAGTGGCGTACCCATCGTCTAGGAGACCCCGACTGCAATCCAGTTGAAGTAATAGGTCGTGCTCGGGTCAAACGTGGCCTCGCCGAGGATCGCGGCACCGGTGATCACACTTGACCCGTCCACGCCGCCCGACCCCGAGGTTGAGCTGCCCGAGACCAGGAAGTTGCCGTCGATGGTCTGGGATCCGCCTCCAGACACTTCGATTGACCCGTCGCCCGATATGACAGGCGACAGCTCCAACGCCAGATAAAAGTTCGTGTCCGCCGCTGCGTACTGGGCGTCATCAGCGAACCACGGCAGATCAGCGCTGGTCAGCGACGTGATCGTTTTCACGTACGCGAGACCGAACCCGGTCGGTAGGCCGTGCGCGATGCCCGGGAGCTCGATGGACGTCGCGCCGTTGCCCGGGAAGTTGTAGGCGCCGAACCGGATAGCGACCGGCCCCAGCGCCGCCAGAGAGGCACCGATCGTGTCCAGCACCGTCTGCTGCTCGCGGACAATGTCCACGAGGAACTGGAGTGAGGCTGGGTTGAACCCGAGTGTCGTTCGCGCCCACGCCTCCAGCGCAGTGATCCGACGCTGAAAATCGTTGAGCTCCGCGGCGAACGCTTGGCGTCCCGGCGGTGGAGAACCAGGCATCAGGGCGGCGGTGGTGGCGGGATTATCTGAGCGGGCGGGATCGCGAGGTCGAACAGCAGCGTCGACACGCCCTTGTCAGCGACCGTGGCAGTCCAGTTCGTGATCCGCCACTCGAAACTCATCCCGTTCGGGAACCTAGGGTCGACGTTCATGCCGCCGCCGGCGAGCGGGTCGACCCTGAACAGCATGTCGTCACCCAGTGTGAACTCGTGAAACCCGATCGGCCCAGGATCACCATGACCGTTCTGGTCGGGGATCGCGATCGGAACCGTGATCGTCGGGGTCGTGACCGGGTAGCAGTAGATGCCGAGATCGCCGATCGCGATGTTCGCCAACGTGTCGTCGTCGAGAACCTGAGTGCGGGCGAACGCGCGCTCCAAGAGCGGATAGTCAGGAACATTTGCGGTCGCGACGACCGGGGCTGCGGATCCTGATGCGGTCTCGGTAACCGATGTCGCCTGCTGCGTGGAGTCCTCATCGTACGTCCAGTCGGTCGTGTCCTTGGACAGCACGGTGATCGTCTTGCCTTCGCGGCCTTGACGCGGATACCAGATGTTCATCGTCACCGACGGTGTCCGGGTGCCCGGCAGGTAGCGGACGTCAAAGCTGTAGTCGAACCCGAACGTGTAACCCATCTGCGACAGGATTTGCACGATCGCGTCAACCGTCTGCACCGCCTGCGACGAGTACGAGGGGGCGACGCTCTTCCCCGAGCCCGTCGGAGGCGTCAATGCGATCTGAATACCGCCCGCGACGTTCCCGACCGTGAGCGCGTCAGCGGTGACACGCTGAGCAATGAACATCGGGTCCGCGCCGTCCGCCCACGTGTTCGTGTAATCCTCGGCCTGCACCCGCTGCTGCGTGTACGACCCGAACTCCGACGCGCCGAGCTGCAAGACGGTCGAGCCGTGCGTGTACCGGCGCGTCCACAGGATGCCGCCCCACACCGGCTGGCCGAGAAAGTCAACGATCAGCATCGTCCGGCCGGGCGAGGTCGCGGCCTCCCAGTTGAACGCGTGGATTCTTGGGTCGCCGAGCTTCAACACGCCCTGCCACGGGCCAGGCTGATTCAGCTGCTTACCGAACGTAACCTGCTGATACGGCAGCGAGTCGAACTCTCGCATCGTCAGCAGATCGAACGCCCTGTATTTGAACGGGTTCGGCATCAGAGGCTCAGGTACCCGTCGGCGAGCTCGACTGTCAGGGTCGCTTCCTGGAATCCGTCGAACGTCACGAACTCGAGCACCGTCGGCCCCGGGGGACAGTTGAACCAGGTGTTGCCGAGCATTTCCGCGTTGCGGTAGCTGATTCCCTGACTCGCGCCGGCCGGGAGCAGCACAACGGTTTGCGAGTCGGTGTCGATCGTCAACGTGTCCCCGGAATTCATGGTCACGTTGAACCCGAGCTGCGGCATGCCGGGCAGCGACATGTTCGTGATCAACGGATGCGTCGCAGGCCCCGTAATGATCAGCTTGGGGCGAACTTCGAACAGCCCGTTGTTGTAGACGGTGACTGTCGAGTCGTAGGTGCCGCCGCCGAAGTTGAGCGGGAACGAGATGTTGAACGTGGTGTGCTCTGGAACGGGAGGCAGCCCGACCTTCGTGCTTTTTGACGGGGCGGCGTACCAGCGCGGGTCTGTCGCGTGCAGGAGTGTTGTCGCGACGGTTCCGCCGGCGAGCACGCGGTTGATGTCGAGCGGGCAGTTGTGCTTCCGCGGGCGTGCCATGCAGGCGAACACGCCGGATGCCATTTGCAGCCAGAGCGGCTGTTCGGTCGCGCCGCCGGGTCCGAACACGCCGCCGAGCGCGCGAACGGCCTGATCCAGCGCGATCTGTTGCGCCGGGGTCGGTCGCATGCCCGTTGGAGCGCCCGGATAGCTGACCGACTGCACGATGGTGATGTCGCGGCCCGGGAGCACGTCGACCCCGGCGAACTCGCCCTGGTCCAGGGCGCGTTGCATGTCCGCGGTCGCGACATCCGGCATGTCCATCGTCAGCGTCTGCAACTGATAAGGGCCGTTCGGTGCAAGGCCGCCGAACACGAGGCCGCCGAAGCTCAATTGCAGGAGACTCATCTCCGGCGGCGTCAACGACGGATCAGGAAACACGGTTTACGCGCCCACCGGGGTGGGGGTTGGCAGCGCGACGGGGAGGTTTCCGACCTTCAGCGCCCACCCAACCTCAGTCATCAGGCCGGCCGGCGTCATGTTCGCCCCGCCGCCGATCTCAAAAATGTATGTCGGCGAGTTCGTCGTCGTAGAGCTCGACGATGTTGAGGCGGTTGTGCTGGCAGCGTTCGCAGCCGCGTTCGCCTTGTCCAGAACAGCCTGCGCTTGCGCTTCCTGCACCGTGGCGGTTGCTTGCGCCTGCGCGAGCATGTAGTTCGCCTCGGCCTGCGCGAGCGCTGACCCGGCCGCGGCCGCGTTCACCTTCTGCTGTGCCGCGTCGATCGCCTGATCGCTCGCCTGCGTCACCTCATCCAACGACGTCTGCGCCTGAGCGGCCGTCAACGCCGCGCCGGTCAACCCGACCTCCGCCTGCTTGTCCAGGTACACCTTCGTTGCGTCCGTGATCTGGTCGGCTTGCAGCTTCGCGGTCGCGCCCAAGTCGGTCGCGGACTTGTTCAGCGCGTTCGTCCACGCCTTCGCAGCAGCCGCAGCGACAGCCGCAGCCTCCGCTTTCGCCTCGGCGGCCATCGCTTCTTTGTGCACCTCGACCAGCTGCTTCGAAAGGCTCGCGAGCGCCGCCGAATGATCATGGTCAAGGTCACGCTCGAGCTTCCCGATCCCGGACAGGTGCACGGACTCGAGCGCTGATTTCAGCGAGGACAGCGAACCGGAATGGATCGCAGCCAGCAGCTTGTTCAGATCGGTCGTTCCGGCCTTCGCATCGGTGGTCTGCTTCTTGAGCTCGGCTGACTGCTTGCTGGTCTCTACGGTGAGCGCGGCGCGCTGGTTCGCGATCTCGATCTGCAGGCCGGCTCTCAGCTCGGCGATCACCCCGGCGTCCGCGGTCTTGGTGGCGGGGCTGACTCCCTTCGCGTGCTCCCCGGCTTGCAGGCTTGCGATCTCCTTGTCGATCGCGGCCTTCTCCTTGGCGATCAGGTCCGCGAGCTGCGCTTTCTCCATCGCGATCGTCTGCGCTGACAGAGGTGCGCCGGTTGTGCTGCCTGCGGGCAGGTTCGGGTGGTACGCCACGAAGCCGCCGCCGGCCAGTTCGGCTTTCACTTCGGCCGCGGTCATTTTCACGACGCCCTTGTTGACCTTGCCGCCCGACTCGAAGTACTGGCCGGCGATGTCGATGATCGCGTGACTGTTGCCGCCAGCGTTCGCGCGGTCGTATACCGTCACCCCACCGGCGGGTCCGGCGCCCTTGATGAGGTTTTGCGCGAGCCCGGTCGTTGTCTGCGGCCCGGGCAATGACACGCCGCCGGCGTGCAGGACTTGGGAGACGAACCCGGAGCAGTCAACGCCGATCTTTTTCAGTTCGGCTACCGGGTCCCAGCCGTTATGACCGCCGCCCCACGTGTACTTGGTGCCGACGAGTGCGTTAGCGATGTTGAGCATCGCCGAGATCGCCCCGGTTGCTGCGCCGATCGCCCCGGTTCCAGCAGCCGTCCGTCGGTTCGTGTCGTACTTCGAGTACAGGTGCTCGCCGCCCTCGATCTGGGCTGCGTAGCCGGCGCCGGCCGGATTGCCGACCGTGCCCGTGTAGTAGCCCTCCAGTGCCGCGGTCTGGCTGGTCGAGTTCCCGAGGTTCGCGAGATAGTGAGCCTCCCCGAAGATCTGCGACTCGACTGCTGCTGTGCTCGTGCCGCGCTGCACGCCGTACTTCGCGGCGGTGCCCGGCTCGAACTGCGAGACGCCGAACGCGCCCGTGGACGACACTTCGCCCGGGTTCCCGGTGGACTCCTGGTCGATCTGCGCCAGCAGCTCATCAACCGGAACCCCGTATTTCGCGGCCGCGGCCTGCGCGATCGCCGCCCACCGTGTCACCGACGCGGGCGCATACGGATCCTCCGCCGCCCTCATCAACGACGAGCCCTTGTAGCCGCCCGTGCTGGCACCCGCGATCGTTTCCGACCCGGCCTTCCCGAAATGCATGTTCAGCGCCGCGGTCAGCTTCTCCGTCGCCGCTGTGTGCCTGTCAGTCGAGACCGTGTTCTGATCGGTCGACACTCCGAGCTTCGCGATGTTCGCGCCGAGCCCCGCCGCCTGCTTCAGCGTCGGCCCGCCCGTCGTCGTCGCAGCATCACCAGGCTGATTGACCGGCCCCGCCGCAGTCGTCTCACCACCCGGCCCGAAATGGATCGATCCCGTCTGCGCCCTGGGGTTGTAAACCTGCTGACCGGTCGCGGTGCTCGTGTAGTGCGCCTGCGCGTTCGGAGTTCCGAACGTGTTCAGGACGTATCCGAGCCCGGCCGCGGCCGCCAACGGCCCGAGCAACGCCGTGAACGATGCGCCAGCCGCCGCATTCTCAGTCTCGATCGTGGTATCGGCCGCAGTTACCTCGCCGGCGAGCGCGGCCTCCGCGGTACCAACCTCAGTCGCTGCGGCACCGGCAGACACTCCGACGCCCTCAAACGACGTCGCGGCAGCGGTGTTCTCCCCTTCGATCGCGGTCGTCGACGTGCCGACCTCCGTCGCCTCGGTCGCAACCGACCCCGATGCCGCCTTTGTACTCGTGCCGACGTCCCCGGCCATCTTGCTCGCAGCCGCGGACTGCTGCCCGAACAGGCCGATCACCTTCGACACCGCCGTCTGCACCCCGGATGCGAAATCGGTGACGTGCCCCTTCGCGGTCACGAACGACTCCGCGAACGCAGCCATCTTGTTGATCGTGAACACCGCGATCGCCGGCCCCAAAATCCCTGTGACAACAGCCGCCAAAGCGATCAGCGCGGCCTTGTGATCGGCAACAAACGACGTGGCTTTCGCGAACCAGCCGACCAATGTGGTGATCACCGGGATCAGCACCTCGCCGACCTTCGTCGCCAGGTCGCCGAATTCGGCCTCGAGCGTTTTCTCTTCGCCGTGCAGCGTGCTCGCCTGCTTAGCAGCCGCCGAGTGCGCCGCGCCCATCTGGTTGACGCTGTTGGTGGCCTTGTCGTATGCGGCGGGGCCGGCGTTGATCACCGCGACCATCTGCCGGGCCGCGCCCGCGCCGAACAGGGTCGCGGCCGCGGCGAGCTGCTGATCCTGGGTCATTCGCGCGAACTTCGGATGCAGCTGATCGATGATCGAGCCCATCCCCACGAACTTGCCCTGGGCGTCGAACGCGGTGACACCCATCTCCTTGAACTTGATCTGTGCGGTCTGCACCGCCGTCGACGCGGTAGCGAACGCTTTCGCGAGGTCGGCCTGCGCCGGCGGGAGCGCGTCGGTCGCCTTCGTGAACTCGGAGCTCGTCATCGACCCGGACCGGTAGGCGTCCGCGAGCTTTTGCAGCGACGGCGACATTTGGTCGTACGCCGCCTTCTCGTTCGAGGTGGCGGTGACCACGCCGGTCGACGTTTTCTGCAGCGTGTTCATCCCCGAGTTCAGCGCGGCCATCGCCGCCCTGCCGGTGATCCCCTGGTTCGTCATGTCGACCAACAGCCCGGCAAGATCGCCAACCGAACCGGACGTTTCCCCGAGCTTCGACCGGACCTTTTCCAGCTGGTTCCCGAGCGTGTCGATTGACTGGCCGGTCGCGTTCGACGCCTGATACAGCACGTCAGTCACATGGCTCGCGTCCGACGCCTTCAACTGGAACGCCTGCAAGACACCGGCGACCGTGCTCGTGGCATCGCCGAGGTCAATCTGTTTCGCCTCCGCGAGATCAGCGGACGCGGTCATCACCGACAGCGCCTCGCCGGTGTCGAGCGCGTGCCCCTCGGTGGCTTTCAGCTGCCCGGCAACGGCGGCGTACGCCTTTGCCATCTCCTCGCCGCCGAACTCTGTTTTGCCGGCGGTTCCGAGGAACGCGTTCCCGATCTCGGTCGCAGCTTTCGTCGAGGTGCCGGCGGCGGAGGCGATCGACGCGTCCGCGGTCTGCATCCCCTCCGCCATGTGCACGCCAACAGCGGCGACCGTCAACCCTGCGGCCGCGACACCGGCGAGCGCGACGCCGCCGAGCTTGTCGAGCGATCCGGCGAGCCCTGAGGATTTCGATTCTGCGTGTTCGGCTGCTCCGCCGGCCTTTTCGAGTCCGGCGGTCAGGCCACCGAGCGGTAGGCCGGTGTTCGAGATCAGGGTCGCGAGCCTGGAAAGGCCGCCGCCGGCGCCCTTCGCCATCTCTTCGCCGCCGCGCGCCCCGTCGCGGGCCATGTCGTCCGCGAGCTTTCCGGTCTCGTCGGTGACCCCGCGCCGCAGGTTCGCGCCACTCAACGCCCCGAGATCCCCGAGATCGTTCCCGAGACCCTTGGAGCCGTCCTTCACTCCCTCGCGCAGCGAGACGCCTGAGGCGGCGCCGATATCGCCGAGATCGTGCTCGAGCTTCCCGGCTTCTTTCGTGACGCCGCCGCGGAGGCTGGCGCCAGCGTCCGCGCCCGCGACCTCCGCGTCCTTTTTCATCCCGGCGAACGACGCGTCGGTCTCGGCCTTCAGCGCATCTTTGAACCCGGCGGCATTCGGAACGATGAGGATTTCTGCCGTGCCGACTACAGACATGGCATCACCTCCCTCATTCGCCGTACGTCACATCACCCAGCTGCGCGTCCATCTGCATTGCGTCCGCGACCGCCCCGGGGGTCATGCCCCAGTGGTCGCGTTTGAACTGCGTGGCCTCTTCCGGATCGACCGGGGTTGCCAGCACAAGATCAACCTGCTGGCGAGCGTGCATTCGCGCGCTGTCGACCGTGTCATCGATCATCGACGCGTACACGGCGTCGAGGATCCGCGGGAATGGCTGCCCGCGGAGCGTTACACCATGGAGGGTTGCGCGGCCCTCGATGTCCGCCCGGAACGCGTGCCAGTGCGTGAGGAGCCGGTGGACCGCTTCGTAGGGCGCTCACCGTAATGCTCCACGAGCGCCTTGAACAGGTCAGCGAGCGTTGTTGCTTCGATCGCGAGATCGTCACGTCCCAGGAACTCGTCCCAGCGTTCGCGGGCGTCCGCGATCACGCAGTCGTTCAGGACGGCAACCGCGACGTTCACCCCGGCGGTCTGACCGCCGATGCGTTCCAGGTATGCAACGGTGCCGGGCGGCATCACCGGCCGGAACGGGAACTTCTCGATCACCTCTTCGCGCGTTTCGATCTTGTACGCGCAGACCGGCACAACGACTGGATCGAGGTCCAGTTCGTCGGGGTCGTCGACTTTTCCGACCACGGCTAATTCAGGGCACATGGGGTTCTCCTCCTGGTGGATGGTGTGGATGGTTGAAGGCTCCGAGCGCCGCCCATCCAAACGACGCTCGGCTGCTGGCGTCCGTGACGCTGTCCCGCTTCCGGAACGCCATGGGCCGCGGGAGACAGCAAGAACCGCGGCGGCAGCTACAGCAAGGCGAGGTGCAAGTTATCTGCGAGGAATCGGTTCGCTTTGGTGCCCGGGTGAAACTTCCCGTCGAACCGGCCGCCGACACCGAACGGGACTGGGATCCCGAACGCGCCCGGAATGTCGTGCGGGCCTGTGCCCTCGTGCACGAACAGCGAGTACGAGGTTCGCGATGCTGAGCACGGCGTGGTGTCCGACACGATGCGGACCGCGACCTCGTCACCGATCTTCTCGACGCGCTTGACGATGCTCTCGCGCAGACAGCCGGTGCGGATCGGCGCTTGCTGGCGAGCGGCGGTCTGAACGACCGTTGCACGTTCCATGAGGTGCCGAACGACTGGGCCTTCTGGCGAGTGCAGCAGCATGTCCATTTCGGCGCCGTCTATGACGACGTGTACGTCGGGCACGGGTGTAGCCTCCTGTCGGTGCTCACGCGCGAGGATCTGGACGCGGCTCAGGCGCAGTGGGAGGAATGGACGAGCGGGCTCGGGTTCGATCTGACCGTGATGATCGTCGGCGAGCACCAGGACGCTGTGATGGATCCGGATCGGCCGGTCGGCGCGATCGTGAAGGCCGGACTGTCGTTGCACATCACGATCCAGACCGACGGCACGATCGTGTTCTCCGAACGATGCCCGTACGATGGGCACGCGCTGCGCGCGTCGGTGGCAGTGCTTGCCCGGACGATCGCCGCCCAGTAGGCTTCTGCGAAAGCGCCCCTCGCACCGCGTGAACGGCCGAGGGGCATGGCCACCACGTTAGGAGCGTGATGACGATGCCGAAGCGTAGTCTCTCCAGCCAGCTGTTCCGCGCCGCCCGTGTTGTCGATGATGTGGAGGCGGTCGCGTCCGGAAACCCGAAGCGGATGCGGCGCAGAGCCAAGAACGTGATCGTGGGTCGCGCGCTCGGACGCGCCGGGGTGTGGCGTCGCCTCTGGCACTAGTCGACGGTCAGGCTGAGGAGCAGGCGAACGCCCGCCAAACCGCCCTCGGGGCCAACGGTCTGCAAGGGCCCAACCTCGAAGCCGGTCCCCGGCATGCCCTCGGCGTAGGTGAAATGCAAGCGGGCTGCGGCAGTCCACAGTGCCGCGGCGTCACCCATCGTGACCAGCCCGTCCGCGTTGATCTCGTCGCCTGTTGGGATCGTGGAGCGGAACGGGCCGTCCGCCTGCAGCACGCTCACCTTCCGGACGATTTGCACCGCGAACTGCGCGAACTGGTTCAGCGCCGACGGGTGAAAGGTGCCGCCGAAACCGGCGCCGGGCTGTCCCTGGCTCATTCCGCTCAGCGACACCGTGAGCTGCTCGCCGTCCCATACCGGGATCGGCGTGGACGCGACATACCGGCGTTCCGGGATCTCAACATCCAGCTGCTCGAGCTGCGCGATGAAGTCGGCGAGCAGCTTCGCCGCGGTTTGCGGCAGACCGGCGAGGCTTGCCACTAGTGAACGTCGGGCGGCGGAACGTCGTCAGGCGACGGCGCGACTGACCCGAACCCCGACGCCTCAGGCTCTGGCTCGGGCGCCGGTTCCGGCTCGGGGGTCGCGTCGCGGCGGACTCGTACCAGCTCGCCGAGCGCGTAGTCGCTCAACGGGGCGATCTGATCCAGGTACGACTGTTGCGCGGCCGCGCCGAGCTCGTCGAAGAGCCCGCGGAGCGTCTCGATTTCGTCCGGTGTCGCACCGGCTCTGACGAACCTACTCGCTGGGAATTCCACCGGGGGCCTCCTCGGTCGGCGTGGGCTCGGGCGAAGCAGGCTCCTGGAGGGCAGGCGCGAGCGCCGGGTCCGGAGGGTCGAGCGGCGCCTGTGCCAGCGCCTCATGCTGGTCGGGCGTCAGGTCCAGCGGCTCGCCTGTCACCGCATCCATCGGGTGACCTGGAGTGACTCCGGGAACCGGCTCCGGGGTGGGCTCGCTCTGCGGCTCTGTGGCGGCAGGCTCGGGCTGCGGGTCCGGTGACACTGGCTCAGGCGCCGGAGGCTCCTGAGCGGGCTGCTGCGCGCTCTCGGGCACCGTGGCCGGTTCCGGGGCGAACGGGTCACCGCTGATTGAAACGTCCACGGCTGCTCCTTGGGGTTCGGCCGGGGGCGCCGGCGGATTCAGGGCCGCGCCGAACGCTGCGTACAGGCATTGCGCGTCGGCGAGATCCATCGTGATCGTGATCTGAGGCTCGGGCATTACGGGATGGCTCCTAGGTTGGTAGAGACGGGATCGCTTGACGGCGGGGCCGGCCTGTGTCCGGGCTCCACACGCTCGCTTGCCGCTGGTTCTTGCACGGGTTCACGGCCAGGATGAAACTGTCGACCTCGTAGATGCCCAGCGAGCCCGCTTTGAGGACGTCCATCACGTCCGTGACGGTGGCTGACACGCCCTGACGGGTGATCGACGTCACCCGGCGTGGATAGTGGGTGTCGTCGCCGAGTTGCGGCAGCACCAGGTACTCCGCCAGCTTCCTGGCCGCGAGCTGCCCGGACGCGGGTGGCACCTGACCGAACAGATAGGTGACGGAGAACGTGCCCTGCTCCGTGTCGGGGAGATCCATGATCTGCCCGGTCGGCCAGCCGAACCGCTCCGTCGGCACCGACGCCGCGGTCGGCCGGATCCTGACCAGCGTCCGCCCGTCACGCAGCTCGTACTCGTCCGCCGGAATGACGACCCCGTCGATTAGCACCTGCACAATGCTCGTGACCGGATAGGTGCCGAGGTCGATTTCGGGAGGGTTCAGCTGCCCGTAATGCGATGCGACGCCGGGCACGCTGTCATACCACTGCGCGTACCCCCACGACGTGTTGTAGCCCAGGCCGCCGAACCACGCGAACCTCGTGTCGACGTCCGTTGGGCGCGACAGCGGCCGGATCGTTTCCGGGCCGCATTCGCCGGTGAACATGCGGCCGGACAGCTCGTACAGGATCTCTGAGGCGGCCTGAGCGCCCTCCGCGCAGATCACGTCGACCTGCTCGTCGGTCAGGTTCGAGCCGGCGACAGCTTTCTGTGCCGCCGCCTGTACCCACGGCAACTGTGCGACAGCGGCCCCGGGAACCCAGGGGCTGCAAGGACCGTTGCGCACCGCTACACGTTGGCTGCGACGGGTGTTGGCGCGTTCGACGCGGCCGGCAGCACCTGCGCGCCGCACCGCGCGCGCTGGAACACCTTCGACGAATCGAACTGCCAGTCGCCGAACGGTCCGGAACCCCAGTTCGGGTTCCCGTACCCCTGGCCTTCCATCACCGTTTGCGTGTTCGTGTTCGCGATGTCCCGCTGCGTCGTGTGCATCCCTGTCACGCGCGGCAGAACCCACCGGTAGTACGGCAGCGTCGAGGTCTGGAAGCCGGCGATGATCGCCTTTGACCACAACTCGATGCTGATCCCGTTCGGGTTACCGACGATCCCGAGCGCGGGCTCCTGGTAGCCGACCTCGCCCGGGCCCGCCGTCGTATCAGACTGCGGCACGTAACCGGACGGGGTGACCGCACCCGTGTCAACGAACACCGGCACGAGATTTCCGGCGGCGATCGTGGTGGTAACCGACTGCGACGCTGATACCGCGAGCGTGACGGTGCCGGCGGGGGCGAACGCGGTGGTGGTGAACACGATCTTCGGCGAGTTCGTGTCCCCGGCGATCTGGAACGTCGTCCCGATCGGAATGCTCTTCGTCAGCGCGGTCATCGAGAGCGACGTCACCGTCCCGGTGCCCGATGCCGCCGATGTGGATTGGGTGCCGATGTTCGGAATCTGGCCGATCAGCTGCTCACCGCCGATCGTGCGACCGTACACGCGAACGCCGAGCGCGCCGGCGGCCATCGTGCCGACGTTGATCACGTTCAGGCTCGTCGAACCGGTCGTGACCGCGGACACGTCGTTCGCGGCTGCCGATTCGCCGTACGCGTTGTAGTACGTTGCCCGGTACCCGTACGTGCCCGCGGCGAGCGTTCCGAGCGTCGTCTGCGGAGTCACCGTCAGCCCTGTCGGAGTCCCCAACGCGCTTGAGCTGTCGGTGAAGATCACGCCACCCGCGCATGCGGCCTCCAAGGCCGGGTCGGGGGTCGCGAGCTCGAGCGACACGGTGTGGTACTTCCGCATGTCCGGGTGCTTCGCCCACGCTGCGAGATCGCCGGCGGCGTTCTTGATCACGATGTCATCACCGGTCTCAACGACCGGGTTGACCGTGCACTTCACGAGCGTGGTCGTGGTGTACGTGTTCGCGCCCGGGTCAACGTACCCCGAGCTGTCGAGCGTGGAGATACGAGTCGCCACCGCAAATATTGAGGCGGCTCCATCAGGAAGGCTCACGGTGGCTCCTTTGGTTGGATCGGATCAGCAAGGTGCTTGGCATCGCGTCGAAAGATCAGGTTGCGAGGGTCACTCGCACGCCGGCTTGGATCGCCCCGTCCCAGTACGCGCACCCGTATTTCTCTGCGCGGAACGTGACGCGGTTCGGGAACCCGGCCTCGCCACGGTCCACGGCCTCAGCGAACGAGTCGGGGTACACGTGACCGTCCGGATCGACGAGGCTTACGCGGCCCTGCCCCTCAACGCGGGTGCATACGAGATCGGTCGCGAACATCACCGCAGTCGTCGCGGATGGCGTGCCGATGCTTGCCGCGGTTCCCGGATAGCCGACGCCGGGGACGATGATGTTGTCGAACACGTCGAGCAGCAGGTTCCCGACCCGGCGTGCGTTCAGCAGGTTCGGGGCGGTCTGCGGCTGGCAGTGGATCATGCCCTGCCCGCCGAACCCCTGCGTTGCCAAGTAGTCCTGCAGGATCTGTTGGCCGCGCGCGACGCTTGGCGCCCCGGAGCCCGGTGTCAGGTCCACCGCGCTCGAGGAAGTCAGATAGTTGTTCGGGTACCCCTTCGCCTGTGCGAGCGCGCCGGTCCAGAACTCGCGCTCAACAGCCTGATATTGCGCGTTCTCGAGCAGCCGCAGCGCGCGGCCTTTGAAGTCGCGGGCTTCGAACCCGAACGTTGAGCAGAAGTCGGCGGCAACGATGATCCACGGCTGCACTTGCACTGTCGGCAGATTCGTGTACGGGCCTACACCGCCGGTCGTGTTCGACACCGGCGGCGTCGCACCGGGTGACACCGAGCCTGTGTCCGTGAATGACGGGGGGTTGTCGGGGTCGAACGGGCCGACGGTCGCGATCAGCCCCAAAGAGCCTGAGATGCGCCCGTACACCTTGTACGTGTCGCCGTCCTCGACCGGATCGAACGAGCCGATCACGGATGCTGTCCCGCCGCCGGCGGACACGGTGATCGACACGGCGGTGCCTGGTGTCGTCTCCCCGTTCGCGTTGACTGCGGTCACCTCGTACTTGTAGGTGCCGTCCGCCAACGTGCCGCCCGTGCCCTGCGACAGCTGCAATCCGGACGGTGCCGGTAGTGCTGGGAGGTCGACGCTGGTGAAGTCCTGCGGGTCGCGGTTCTCGACCGCGTAATGGTTCTCTGGCGCGTACGTGAACCCGCGGATCCACATCGGCCCTTCGCGCTGCGACAACTCCTGCCGCAGCGCCGCATCCAGACCGGACGTGTCAGCGGTTGAGGATGCCGGGTCGGTCGTGTTGTCCGGCTTCACGCTCGCGCCGATCAGCGTCAGCTGCGGCGGCTGCGGCGGGATCGCCGGAACGACAACCGGAGGACCGAAAACGTAGGTCACCGACTGTCCTCACCCTGTGATGGTGCGCGCATCCGCCGGTTACGCGCAGACGCCGGTGGTGCTGATCGTGCCAGCCGATCCGCCGTTCGCGCACAGCGCGCTGACGAACTGGATCGCGCCGCCGCCGAATCCTCGGAACGCGAGCGTCTCGAACACTTCGACGAAGCACTCGTAATCGTTCGTGGCGTCAAGCAGGCTGTCTCGGACGATCCCGAGGTCGAGCCGGCCGCCGTCCAAATACTGGACCGCGCCCTCGTAGTACAGGTACCAGACGCATTCGGTCGGGAATGTCTCGATCGCGGCGGAGCCGGACTGCGAGGTGAAGTACTGGTTCACCGCGCTGCCCAGGCCCGGGGCGGAGGTGGACTGGCCGTCGAGGTGGAAGATCGGGGATACGCCCCAGTCCTCGAGTAGGCTCACGATCTGCTCGTCGGTGACCGACAGCGAATTCCAGTCGTTCCCCTGCTGGTGCGCGGTCTCGCGGAGCAGATCGATCCGGAGGAGATCCTTCACCCAGGTCGGGAACACCGCCCGGAGCGTCACGCCCTCGTAGGCGCGGTGCAGGTTGCGGAACGCGGCGACCGCTTGGATGATCGCCATCCCCAAGTCGCGGGTGGCGCCGAGCTTCGTTGACGGTGCGGTCGTGACGCCTTGCGTGCACGCGGTGGCGAGCAGGTTCAGCAGGTTGTTGTCCGCCGTCCGCGCATAGGCGGCGAGCGCCGCTTCGGTGTTCGCGGCGACGGTCTCCGGGTCGAATCGGGACTGCATGTTCCCGAACCCGAGCCGCGAGGTGACCGCTTCGACGTACACGGTGTCGGTCGATGGGCAGGAGACCGTGTAGATCGGCTTCGTCGCGCCGGCCGGGCTCGCGTCTGTTGCCTCCGTCCAAATGCCGATCGCGCCGTCCGCGACGCTGAAATCGAGGTCGGGACGGTAGATCAGACCACCACGAGACACCTGATTCGCGGGGAACGCGCCCTGCAACGGGCGGGCGCTATCGGCGATCATGTTGATCGACCAGTCGACGTTCACCGGCGCGCAAATCCCGCCGGTCGCGGTCAGCGCTTCACGGCTCGTCTGACGGAACACGCGCTCGTTGTGCAACCAGTCCTGGTTGCGCAGCCTGCGCTCCTCCGGATACTGGTCCGCCCATGACGCGGAAGCGATGATCACGTCCCGGCCACGGCTGCCGCGCGGGCCGGCGGGCTGCTGGCCGCGCCGAGCCTCCAAGGCTGCTGACATCGAGTACGCGAGCTTCTCCTTGTCGAGCTCCGTGCCGGCAGGGAATCCACGCGCCTCACCGGACGCGACGAGCGCCGTGCGTTGCGTGTCCTCGCCGGTCTCCGGGCTGCCCTTCGGCTTCGGCTGCCTGGCGGCAAGCTTGCGGACGCGACCGCCGGTCGCGGTGACCGGTTCGGCAGCCTCTTCGGCCGTCTCGGCCTCAGCTGCGGGCTCCTCAGCAGTCTCGGCTTCAGCCTCAGCCTCCTCGGCCGTCTCGGCCTCAGCCTCGGGCTCTTCGTCGCCGTTGCCGCTGATCGCGGCGATCCGCTGGCGAGCGGCCTCCTTGTCGGCCTCCGCCTGCGCTTGCGCCGCCTCACGCTCACTGCCTTCGGCCTGGACCGCTTCGCCAGCGTCGGCGAGCTCGTTTAGCAGCGCGACGTTCTCAGGGGTCGTCGGCTCCTTGTCGACAGCGTCGAACTGGGCGACGATCAGGCCGCGGAGACGCTCAAGATCCTCGGCGGACAGCTGGTTCAGGTTCTGCAGTAGCTCGCGGATCTCATCCATAGCGGCAAGGGCTCCTTGGGAACTCGGGAAACGTTGAGTTGCTGTGACGCCCTGAGACCCATGGTCCGGTGCGTCGGGAGCCTCGCCATGCGAGACACCGGAAGAATATCACGGTCGCGGACGGAACTCTGACCGTCAGCTCGACCGTCAGTCTCTAAGGACAGCCAGGCGGTCTCGCGCACGAGTCTTTGCATCGCCGAGCAGCGGCGCGAGCGCGGCACGCAGCACCGCGTCGCCCTCCGCGACCTCGGCGACAGGCGGATGCTTCAGGCGGTCCATCACCGACGTCCCGACGGCGACCAGGGCCTGCTCGCCGGCCGCGAGCACGGCCTGCGTGGGAACGATCGGGAACCCGGGCTGGTTCACCGCGAGCGCGGCGACGAGCTCGAGCGAGCCGCCGAGCTGCCGCCAATCACCGCTGATTGAGGAGGCGCGCAGCTTCCGGACCTGTGATTCGGTCACGTCGGGGCGCATTGCGCCGGCGACCCAAATGCCGTGCTCGTCCTCGCCGATGTTCACGTCCGCGACCGCGACAGCCGTGTTGTCGTAGTGCGCCATCGCTTGCGACGCTGAGATTCCGCGGATCGGGGCGTGTCCTGCGTCGCAGGTGATCACGCCGACGCGGATCGTGTCGCCCTCCGCGGTCACCAAGTGCTGGCCGCGGCGATAGTGCGCGTACCCGGTGCTCGAGCGGGGCGCCAAGATGCACTGGCCGCTGGTGCCGGTGTGGCAGACGCCCCACGGGGCGATGTGCCCGAACACGCGGCCCTCGTCAGTGATCGTCAGCGGGCATGCGAACTTGCCGCCGATCACCCGCCGTCCGCGCCGGTCGAAGATCTCGACCATTCGCCCGTCGTCCGGATCGAAGTTCGGATCCTCAAACCATGCCTTCGGGGGTGCGACCGGTCCAGCACCGGACGCTGCGATCACGTCCAGCCCCTGGTCGCACGGCTCGCACGCCTCGTAGGTCATCAGGTGCACCAGCTGACCGCCAGCCGTGACCGCAGCGGGCGGCTTGTCCGGCACCGTCGGGCTGTCGGCGGTCTGCGGGATCGCGTGCGCGTCGGGCTGCTCGGTTCCGTCGCCGAGCACGATGTACGCGCCCTCGAACGCTGGGAACGGCACGATCGTGGCGCCCATCACGACGCCCTCGGTCAGCTTCTCGGACATCTCGATCGGGAAGCCCATCTCGTCGACGTCGCCGACCTCGATCTCCGTCGCGTTCGCCGCGACATCGCCAGATACGCCGACGCGGCCCATGCCCTCGACGAGATCCGCGAAGTACTGGCCGTCATCGTTCGCGAGAAAGAACCCCTGCGCAGAGATGATCTGCGTGCCACCCTCCCCGTCAGCGCGGGTCAGCGAGTCGATCCGGCCACACAAGACTGCCGGATCGTTCTGGTCGAACCCCTCCGGATCGTGCGTCTCGGTCGCCAAGCCCATCAGCGGCAGCGGTGGTGTGCGCCACGTCAGCGCGCCGGGAGCGATTTGCCGGCCGTCACCGGTCGGCTGCCCCTCGATGATCAGCACCGGGATCGTGAACGCCGGACCCATGTTCTCGCCGCCCGGAACCTCTGGCGGCGCATTCAACGTCGACTGTGGGTCCTGCGCGGGCGGACCGGGAGGCACCGGCGCGTCCGGGACAGCGTTCACCGGCGAGCTCGCAAGCTTGTCCGCAGCCGGCGTCACGCCGCTGTTGTCGGCGATCCCGTCGCCATCAGCATCGTCGTCGGCGTCGTTGTTCGGGTCCGAATCGACGTTCATTCCCTCGCACGAGCAGTTCAGCATCGAGCAGGCGCCCGTGTTGTCACCCTGATCGGTGTTCGCATGCGCTGACGCCAGGTGCCCGCAGTCCGGGTTCGCGCAGATCACGCCGTTGTCGACGTTCCCCTGCTCGTCGACCGGGTTCGCGTCCGGTGTCGTGCCGCCCTTCGTCGCCACCGGCTGCGCCGGAACCGTCCCCGCAGCCGTAACCGGCGCCTTCGCAGCGGGCTCCGGTTCGCCGGCGTCCGCGGCCTGGTCGCCAACCAGCGCGGCAACCTGCTCGGACAGCGCAGTGAGACCGGTCATTACCTTCTCGTCCTTCGGATCGTCCGTGTCCGGATCGGCTTTCTGCGCCTCGATCGCCTTATCCACCGCCGCTTTGATCGCAGCAATGCAGTCGGTCACAGCGGCGTCAGCCTCGTCCGGGCTCGCGGCAGCGGGCGCCGGCGGAACAACGCTGGCGTACGCGTCGGCGGCGGCCGCGTTCGCGTTCTGCGCCTTGATTGACCCACAAATCTTCTCGGCCGATTCCTGGGACTCGCCTTTGTCGAGCTGATCCTGGATGCACTGATCCCACGGGTACGACGCGAACGCATCGCGCCCGTACGTGTGACTGGCGATCAACTCGGTGCGGCTAACGGCGTTCTGCAGTCGCGGCATGTCGACCTCCTATGGGCCGTAGCGTTCGATGATCTCGCGCGCCCAGGCGAGAAGATCCTCGACGCGTTGTCCTGCTGGCTGCGATTTGACCCACAGCTCTAGGTTTTCGAGACGGTTGTCGTCCTTGATTCCGTTCTTGTGATGCACCGTCTCGCCGGGTAGCAAATACCGCCCCAAGTGGCGCTCCATGACGATGATGTGCTCGCGCCGATACAGACCACGGGGATCGCCCGGCACGCGCACGAACGCGTACCCGCGATTGACGTAGCGCCCTGGGCCCAGCTCGCGTCCCTTGATGTGGTGCTCGGGCGCACATGAGAGGCAGACCGTCGCCCGCTTGTCACACGGCTCGCCGCACATCGCGCACGGATGCTTGTCGGCTCGGTGTCGGCAGGAGCCGCAGATCGTCGCTCCCGAGGCCGTGCGATAGCGGCGACCGCACTCCCGACAGACGCACTCGACGCGCGCTCGACCCTTTTGCCGCCACCGGCAGTTCTCGCAGGCGACGCGACCGCGCTGCTTCGGCTTGATGGGAACCGGCGCTGAGCACTTCCAACATGGGCGTGTTTGCATCCGCTCATTCTACCGCAGAGGCACCCGAAAAATTCCAGAGCGGCACAGCGTCACAGAGGCAGCCGCTGTGATCACCGGGTAGGTAGTACTCGACGGGCGGCCAATCTCCGGTGTTCGCGAGCACGTCGTCGGTGAAGCTGTCGAACTCGACGCCGTCCAAGTCCTCGTGCGGCTCGAACGGATTCTGCGCGGTCGACGCGTGACTCCATTCCCACCTGTCCGTCTCGCCGCCCGCACTTGTGAGCAGGCCGCCGATCGTGGCGCCGGTCCCGATCTGCCCGACCGGTTGCATCAGCGCGGTCGCGCCCTGCTCGCCGACGGTGACCGCTGAGGTGTCCGTCCCGCCGGCGATCGCCAATGCAGCGCGGATCGTGCCGGCGGGAACGAGCGTTTGCGGGTTCAGATCACCCCAGTCGCCGGCGGCAGTGTTCGGGTCCGGGTTGTACAGCAAGTGCTCTGAGAGGCCTGTGAGCGCGCCTGACAGCACCTCCCACGCCCTGTCACGACCCTCGGCCATCGCCTGCTCCGCCTGCCGGGCCGCGTCGTCGGTCGCGTCGAGGCCACCGAGCCGTAGCGCGAGCTTGAGCGCCTGCTTTTGCGCGGTCTCCGTCCATTGCATGAATTGCGCCTGCAAGCCCGTCCATCCGTCGCCGAGCAGCTGGTCGACGTTGACGCCGGCGGCGGTGACGATCTCCGGGCCGAGAATCGCTGCGACGCGCTCGTTCGCGCGGTGCGCGATCTTCGTGCGCATCGTCTCGTCCTTCGCGACCTTGCTCCTGAGCCGGTTCCCGACGCGCTCGAGCTGGCGCAACATCGCGGCGTTCGCGGCGATCTGCAGGCGAGCGCGTAAGTCTCGGTCAATCTCCGCGAGCTTGCGAGACAAGCGCGCGGCCGGATCCGCGCCGGCGGCGATGATCGCGGGCGGTTTCGGCTCGGGACGATCCGCCGACGGCGGCCCAGGGGCGGCCGTGTCCACAGACGGCTTCGGCGATTCACCAGCGATCGTTCCGCCGGCCGGTGGGAGCGCGCCTGCGGTCGGTGGTGCGGCGCCAACATCGACGCCGCCGCCGGGCTTGATCCCCGGCAACTGTGGCGGCCCGGTCATCGGCGGAACGATCAGCGTCGGATCCGCCCGGGACGCGTACTCCATCAGCAGGTTCAGCGGCAGCGCGCGAATGTCCATCACGCGCCGCATCTCGAGCTCCTCGATCGTTGGCTTGTCCGTCTCGGAGAACCCGTACGCGTTCCGCAAAGCCTCGCCGGACAGCGCCATCGCGTCATACGCCGTCTGCGCATCCTTCGCCCTGTCCGGGTGCGTTACGAGCTCCGTCGGGTCGTACCAGAGCAGCAGCCGTTTCACCCATTCGACCGGGACGTTTTCGACCTCGAGGAACGGGCGCAGGAACGCGCCGGTGAGGCTGTCGCAGCACAGGATCACGTGCGGCTCGACGTGATGGCGGAACGTGCTGTCATCGATCTGCCAGGCCGTCCAGTGGTTCGCGTCCATCATGCCGGTGATGATCTCCTTCGGGAGATCGAGGGTCGTCGCGATCACGCCGACCAGCTCGGCTCGCGTGTCAGCGTCCTCCTTCGCGAACTGCTGGCCGAGGGTGATGTGCGTGATCTCCTTCAGCAGCTCGCCCTTACCGCGGATCACGATCGGCACCACGGCGGAGGCGGCGCCCTCGTTGTCGAGCGGGGTCATCATCGCCTCGGTGAGCAGGCCGAGGAACGGGTCGGCTTCAGGGTCGCCGTTGTCGTTGTCCGGCATCTTGATCTCGAGGCCCTCCGGAATCCCGAGGATCCCAGCGCCCGCCAACCTTGACCGGCCCGCGGCGCGAATCATGCGGCGGAGGATCAGCAGGCTCTCGCAGTCGTCCTGCATCGCTCGCATCGGCGAATCGGCCCACATCCGGTACTGCGGGTGCGGCGTCCAGATCCGCGAGATCACGCACAGCTCGGGGTCAAGCTCCCGCTGGCCTAGAACGCCCTGACTGTCGGTCGGGACTTCGCGCAGGTAGTACTTGTCGTCCTTGATCAGGATCTCGGAGATCGACCGGATCGACCAGGTGTCATCGCCGGTCAGCGGATCCTCTTCGCCGAGCAGAAAGCACTCGCCGGCGACGCTCTTGTTCGTCGACAGGCGCCGCATCGTGTCCGAGATGTCCCAGCGACCGTTCCCCAGTGCCTGCATCGCTGCGGCGCACGCGGTGATCACGCTGGCCGGAACCTGCTCGTCGAGCTCGGCGAGCGGGACGGGGTTGTCGGTTTCGCCGCCCTGCGGGTAGACGGCCGGGAAGATCTTCATGCGCGCGGCACAGTTCGCGAGGAAGTTCAGTGCGTAGCGAAGCTCGCCGATCGAGTCGCGGTACGCCCACGCGTTGAACTGCCAGCCCTGACGCAGCCGCATCTGACGCGCGGCTTCCTTGCGGTCGGAGATGTCGAGCCGGTTCGCGGCCGCGGTCAGCCCGCGCCCATGACCAACGAACTCGATGCGAGTGCCTGAGGCGGTGATCGCCTTGTGGTTCCGGCGAAACCAGCCGCCGCGCGTCACCGTGGCCATCGGCTAGGAGTGCTCCGCGAGCAGCCCGGCAACCGCCGAGAACGCCAGCACGGCGGCGGCGTACAGCCACACGTGGGGTGCCAGCGCCTGACAGGCCACGACAGCGGCCGCCAGCCATGGGCTGACGCACCATGGGCAGCCGAGGAACTCGGCGAGCCTGGGGCGCGCGACCATGATCATCTTCTCGCCGGTCAGGTGCCGGTCGCTGGTCGGCCGGACGCCGCTGGCACGGATGCGGAGGTTGGCGGTGATGCTGTCAGCAACGACGAGCCTGGTCAGCCGGAACACGGCAAGCGCGTCGAGGGCGAGCAGCGTGGCTGAGTGGGTCACGGTGCCGGCACCAGAACCGACAGATCGATCGTCCCACCGGCGGCAGCATGCGGGACGACAGCTGAGCCCTCGCGCAGTGGCGCGGAGTCCAGTTGGATCACGAACAGGTACGTCGATCCGGCCGGGGTCGTGCCTGCGTCGTCGTTGGCGACGAGCGTGAACGGGTTCAGGCCCGTGTTGTCCTTCAACTGGCCGCTGGCGTTCAGGATGCCGACGATCGGCGTGGGGTCGATGACCTCGGTGCCGTTCTGGATCGCTTCGGACAGCGTCGCTGTCACCTTGCCCGATCCGGCGCCGCTGTCGGGCCGGTCGTCGGTGAAGGTGATCGTGATCGGGGTGAACGCCATGCGCCCTCCTGTTGATTTATGCGGGGCCGCCATGCGGCCGAAGGAACGGCTAGTCAGCTCAGCGGCAGCACCATCATCGGCGGCCTTCGCGCGGCGATCGGCGCCAGCTTCTCCTCGACCGCAATTGACCTGAGGTAGAGCATCGTGATGCCGGGGTGCGCGTGACCAAGCTGCGTCGAGATCGTCACGAGGTCGACGCCCTCGCGGTTGAGGTCGACGGCGTGGCTGTGGCGCATCCCGTGAGCGTGGACCCGGCGGCGGACGCCGGCGCGCCGGCGGAGCTCGGCGAGCTGACGGCGAACGTCGGAGTCGTGGATCGCACGGCCCTCGGTCGGCCCGGAGAGGACGCAGAAGATCTGCCCGGGCTCGAACTCGGCGCGCGCGTGAAGCCACGGCGCGATCGCCTGCCAGCCCCACGCGTCCATCATCACCAGGCGGCGCTTGCCGCCCTTGCCGCGTCGCACGACGATCATCTGCTCCTCGGGGTGAAGGTCGCGCTCCTCGAGCGCGAGTGCTTCGGAGACGCGGATCCCCGAGCGCCACAGGATCACGATCAGCGCGCGAAGGCGTAGCGCTGAGAGTTCGCCGACGCGGCCGGGGCGCTGGGGGACGCACGCGTCGAACAGCGCGAGGAAGTCCTCGACGGCGAGCGGGTCGGGCGGGAACGTGCGTCCCTTCGTCGCCGGCGGTTTGGCCTGCTTGAAGCCGCGCGTGGCGGCGGGTGAGCGCCGGCGCCCGCGGGCGTCCAGCAGATACAACGGTGCGTCCGAGGTCCGGATAGGGTCCGGGCTGCTCATGAGGGTCACATCCTCTGGGCCATGCCCCCGGCCGTTGCAAGCGGTGCGGGGGCGCTTTATGGGCCCGTCACTCTACCGCGCCTGAGCCACGGTTCTCCCCCAACTCCACAGTCGAGCGGCTACCAGAGCGCGTAGCGCGAATCAACGTATGCCTGCATCTCCCCGCGCTCCGTGCCATTCAGAACCCGGTTGAACATGAACGCCTCGGCAACGTCGATCTGCGCGAAGTTGGTCGCGCCGCCGCGCGCTGCGAGCGTCAGGCCGCCCGGACTGTTGGTCCCCGCGTCGCCTGTCACAGCCGACGTGTTATCCATCGCGAGCGACGATGACGCCCCGTTCTCCACGAACTCCCATAGGTGAGCGGGCCTGCTCGGCACGCTCGTAGCGACAGGACCGAACGAGCCCGCATACGTGCTGATGTTCATCGCCGCACCGAACGCGCTCTCGTAAATCTGGCCGCCAAGGTTCACACCGCCGTCGCAGAGCGCCTGATTGCTCTGATCGGCGACGACCTGGATCACGAGGAACGTGTCCACGGGTTGCGCCTGGGTCCACAATCCCTGCATGTAGTCGTCGGTGCCGTCGAACCGGACAACGTTGTGTCCGTTGATGATCGCGAGCTTGTAGATCGGCTGGTTCGCGCCGGTCGCTTGGAGTAGATCGTGTCCGGCACCGGACATGTCGGTCCAGTCAGAGACGGCCGTGCCGTCCGTGAGCGCAAGCGAGTCAGCTTTCCACCAGCCAACGAGCCCAGAGAGGGAGGACGGGGGAATGATCGGCGGTGCGCCGGTGCTCGGCGCGAGGCTTCGTCTCCGGGCGACGGCGAGCATCACGCTAGGTCGCCGCTGAGCACGAACTCGTTGATCGCGCGGCAGCGCCACCCGATCGTCGAGTACTGCGCGGCCGTCTTGACCTTCGCGCCATCGGATCGCAGCGTCACGCCACCCCCGGCGGCGATCGTGATCTGCCCCGCGCCGTCCTGGAACACTTCGCCGGTATCGCCGACCGCGAACACGTTCGGCGGCAGCGTGAACGTCTGCGCCGATGCGCTGGTGCCCTCCACGCAGGTCTCGGCGTCCGCGAGCGCCAGCGTGTAGTTGCCCGGCTGCTGAGTGCTCGGCAATACCCTGGCGGTGGGGCTTGTGGTGTCGAGTTCGGACAGGATCGCTGGCGTCAGCGCCGCCCGGGCCAGCGAGGCGTGCAACGCGGCGATCTTCCCGCAACTGCGCTCGTCGGGGTGAACGTATACGAGCCAGCCGCCGCCCTTGTTGATCAGCGCGTCGGCACCGTCCGTGATCACCATCCCGTCGCTGAACAGTGCCGCAACGGTCGCGTTCGCAGCGTTGACCGCAAGCAGATCAGCGTCCGTTGGCGTGTACGGCCAGCCGCTGTACGCACCGTAGTTCGGGGTCGGTGGCCGCAGGCAGTCCGCGAGGATCACGAGCGGCGCCGGGTTCGCCTCGATTCCCCACCAGTCGAAGAACACGAAGGTAGAGATTGCGCTCGCGGTGATCGTGATCGTCGCCCCCGGCACGAGTCCCGGCGTTCCCGCGGGCAGACGCAGCACGAATGGAACGACGACGCCAAGACTAAGGGCTGCCGCTGCTGCGCCGCTGACATTGCCAACGGGCGTTGCGCCGATGGTCGCGGTCATCGTGCCGGTGTAGGAGTTCGTCGCCAGGAAGCAGAAAACGACCCCTTGTCCGTCGTAGTCGGCGGGGACGGTGACCGTGAAGCTGGACCCGTTCGTGCCCGTGAAGTGCAGTCCGGCCCCTGAGTTCTTCGTGGTCTGGGTTGCCGTTGACCAGCCGCTGCCGTAGGTGACGCTCGCATCATTGTCCTCGTAGAGCGCACCGAGGCGGCCGCGGGCGGCGAGCGCGGTCAGCACCATCTTCCAGACCGCAACGAAGTTGGCGTTAGCGGGCCCGTACTGCGCGATGTCGTTGATCCCCCACATCAACTCAACGACCGCCAACGGGGAGAGGTACGGCGCGCGGGTGCGGGCGGGCTGCACCACGTTCTGCACGAAATTGACCCAGGAGCCCGTGGCTGCGAAGTGCCCCCACGCCTGCGAGTTGTCGGACATCATCCCGGCGCTGTCGACGCCGTAGTTGTTCTCGCGGGCGCCGAGCAGCATCGCGAGCTTGCCGATGATCCCGTCGCCGTGACTGTCGTAGGTCACCGGGTCCGCAGCAGCGATGCTGTGGCCCGCGACATGCAGTTTCGGGATGAGCGCGGTTGCAGCAGCGCCAGCACCCGGTGTCGTCGTGTTGCCCGAGCCGGTGAACACCGGAACCTGCCCGGCGGTCGGGGTGCCTGAGCTTACGGTTACCACCGAGCTCGTGGGGGGACCGGACGCAAGATCGCCCGAGCTGTCGGTGACCAGCAGCGAGCTGTCAGCAGCCCCCGAAACCGGCGCACCCACCGCCGGGCCGGCGCCCGTGACCTCCTGCACCACGATCAACTGCCCACTCGGGGGTGCGGGCGCCGGGACCGCGCCGCCAGAGACCGGGAACGACATGATCTGCGCGACCGCGAAATCGGACAGCGACTCGATTCGAAGCTTCTCAGCCTCCTGCACCGCCGGCGACAACAGCGCCCACGCCGCCTGCAGCTGTGAGATCAACATGGCCGGGGCGGCGATACGCTGAAACCGTTCGAGCGGAAAATCGGCCACGTCAAGCTCCTATCGTCGTCAGCGCGTCCGCATAAAACCCGTCGCCCCACAGCGTCTGGAGCCGCTCGAAATAGGACTCGTACCGTGGTCCGATCGCATCGAGCGACCATGTCGCGATCGCGTGCTCCCGGATCCGGTCACGGTCAAGGCTGCCGGCTCGCTCGATCGCGTTCGTGAACTCGGCGAGCGTCCGACAGCGAAACCCGGTCACGCCATGCTCGACGGTTTCGGTGAACGCGCCCCAATCGGTCGTAACCACCGGTGTCCCGCACAGCTGCGCTTCGACGGCGACACCGCCGAACGGCTCGACATACAAGGTGGGTGACAGCAGCGCGCGCGCACCACCCATCAACTCGGCGCGCTCGACCGGGCCAACAACACCGCGGTGGTCAACCCAGTCGGGAAGCGGGTAATCCCCGGCGCCGGCGACGATCAGCTCGAGTCCGCTCACGGCCGCCGCGTCAAGCGCGATCTGGATTCCCTTGCGCTCGATTAGCCGGCCGATGAACAGTAGATAGTCGCCGTCCGCGTCGCCGGCGGGGAACTCGGCGGGGTCGTAGTAGTTGGGGATCACAGCGTCGAAGAAGCGGCCGTCGGCCCGGTGCGAGTCGCCGCCGGTCAACGCTCCGAGGACGGTGTGCATCCACGCGTAGGACTCGAACACGTGGTGGGTGGAGGCGATCACGCCGCCGTATCCGATCCCGAACTCGACGACCTGGTGGGCGGGAAAAGCGTCAGCAATCGGCTGTTGCGCGGTACCGCCGATCAGGCACACGAAATCGCGAGCCTCTAGGCGCTCGCCGATCGCCGCGATCGCGCGCTGGTTGAACTGGGCGAACGGTGGCGCGTCAGCGTAGAACTCGGGGATCGTGCCGGCCGGCGGCAGCTCGTCGACGCAGACGACATGCTCGGAGCAAGACGCCTCGTTCCGCGGGCCGGCGTACAGGAACACCTGGTGGCCGCGGGCGCTCATCATGTCGCAGAACCGGCGGACCTTCTGCGTATACGCGCACCACGAGTAGGCGACGGTCGTTTCAGTGTGCGGGAGCCCGACGACGTGCAGTCTCATCCGACCACGACGTAGGACCACTCATAGGTTGTTGACGCCGTCAGCGCGGTGGACGCAATGCTCAGCGTGAATCCCCCGACGCTCGGGGTCACGTAAATCTCAGGTCCACTACCGAAGCCGCTGAAGTTGGCGGCGGCCGGGTTCACCGGCGAGAACACAACGTGCGGAGTGTTCGCGTACGCAGCCGCGAACGTCAGCGTGAACAATGTCCCGCTCGACGGCGGGCTCGACCCCACCGCGAGCGTCACGGTGCCAGCGAGATCTGACGCATGCGCATCGAGCGAGACCGAAGCGCCACTGCCCGCGCCGGCACCAACTGCGACCGCTGGCGCAGCTCCGGAGCCGATCAGGTGACCGTGCGAATCGAGTCCCGCCCCGGTCGGACCGGTCGCGCCAGTTGCACCCGTGGATCCTGCTGGACCGGTCGCACCGGTGGGTCCTCCGCTCGGGCCTGTCGCTCCCACCGGTCCTGTTGCCCCGGCAGGGCCGGTCGCCCCCGTGCTGCCAGTCGAGCCGGTCGGGCCCACAGGACCAGTTGCACCAGTCGACCCCGTCGGACCGGTACTGCCTGTTGCACCGGTGCTGCCGGTCGCGCCTACCGGTCCTGTCGCGCCAGTGCTGCCGGTCGGGCCAGTCGCCCCCGTCGGCCCTCCGGACGGTCCCGTAGGCCCTGTAGGGCCCGTGGGGCCTGGTACGCCGGCGCCGGTCGGTCCCGGCGGTCCTTCCAGCACCCCGAACAGCAGGCCACCGCCCGGATACGACGCCTGGAACGGTCCGGCGTTCGCCCGCCAATTGTTCAGCATCACCAGCAGATCGCGGTTGCTGATCGACGCGACAAGCGTGTCCAATGCGGCCTGCACGGTCGCTTGCGTCACCGAGTACGACGCCGCGATCATCTCGAGCTCGAGCTCGGTCGCGCCGATCGTGGTCAGCCGGATTGACCAGTCAGAGAACGCCAATGTCGCTCCCCCGCGTCGAGGTTGTGTCCGCCGCAGCCGCGACCGCTTCCAACTGTGCTGCCATCGCGAGCAGCTGCGCTGCGCGAGCGGTCAGCTTCTTTCGCTCGTTCGACCCGACGCGCGCTCTGAGAGCCCGCCTGCGGGTCGTGACCGCCTTTGCCTGCAACCGCCGAGCATCCAGCCTTGTCTGTGCGGCCTGCGCGCGCTCACGGAACGCACGGACCGAGAGATCGGTGGCAAGCTGGCTCACCTCAGGCTCAACGCCGCCTGGCTCGCCGGCGACACGTTCCCAGCCCATCAGGAGCCCGTCCACGACACCGGCCCGGCCAGAGCACGGAGCGGCGATCCGCAACCGCAGCCGGAACCACGGTTGATCCACACCGTCCCACCATCCGCCAACCGGGCTTCAAGACGGCCGCGAAGGCTGCCGCGATCCGCGGGCACCGAACACGGCTGCTCGAGCTCCAAATCGGCCGCTTTCTCGATTCCGCCGTCGCCCACGCGGAACGCGAGCAGCCGCCTCGAGGTCACGAACACGCGCGCATCACGAACGACGCTGCCATCGGGCAACAGCAGCTCGGCCGGGTGCACGTCGCGCATCAGCCGCTCAACCGCGGCCTCGGTGCTCATCAGCCGCCCGTAACGACCTGAGCGTTCGCCGAGATCGTCGCCACAGCGACCGTGACCTTGATGAACCAGTTCGCCGGCAACTTGATCGTCAACAGCTGCGACGCAACCGCATCCGCCGCCGTCGCCGGAACGATCGTGTGCGCGACCGTGTTATCCGGCCCGATCTGCACCTCAAGCGTGCCCGCGGTGCCGCCGGTGATCGGGATGTACCACGTCGAGTTCTTCCCCGTCGCGTCCTGCACCGCCGTTCCCGACGTCAACGCGACGCTCGAGACAGCCGGGTTCAGCGAGTTGTGCAGCATGTCGAGCAGCAGCTCGGCGTTGTCCTCGATCGCAGTCATGCGATGCCTCCTTGTTGTTCGATGAACGTCGAAGTTTCAGCGGGCGCGTTCGAGCATGCGCCGCTGCCACTCAGGCAGCTGAACGCTCTGCTGCCGTGCCGGCGCCTGGCGTGTCTGCTCGCGCGCGCGGTCAGGCCGCGGGATCTCGCCCTGCGCGACCAGCACCTCCGCAGGACCACCCGCGCCCAAGTACAGCTCCGCGAGCGCCTGCGAGGTGGCATCGACCTGGTCGTCGTGCGCGCCGTTCGGGAACGCGGTCGCCTCCACGATCAGTCCTTCCGGATCCCACGCGATCTCGGCCTGCATGCTCGCGACCGTCGACGTCGGCAGGTGCACGTTCCCGGCACGGATGAACGGGCTGACGGCCTCGGCGCGCACCAGCTTGCCGCCGCGGGGCTCGACGGCGATGATCCCGGGTAGCTCGTGCGCCAGCGAGTCCATCACCGCAGTGCCGTTCGCCTTGTCCTCCACCAGCTTGCGATGAGCGTCCGGAAACAGGCGCGTGAGACGCCGCATCGCGTCCAAGGTGTCGGTGAAGCTAAGGCGAGCCCACACCTGGAAGATCAGGTACGCGTCGGCGCCACGCTTCCCCCACAGCTGCCCGACCACGTAGTCGCTGGTGTCCTTGTCCTTGAACGTCATATCCCACGACTGCAACAGGCTTTCCATGCTCGGCACGCGGTAGGAGCCGTCTGGCTGCTGCTCCCACAACGGCTCCGTGTACCGGCGCCACCACGATTTGAGCCACACATCGCCGACATCCGGCGAGGGCTTGCCCTGATACAGCGCGGTCCAGAACCGGGCCGACGTCGCGGCCTTCGTGGCTTCCCACTGCTCGCGTGTCCGACCGCGCGCCGAGATCATGAACTCGCCGGGCTCACGACCAAGAACGTCTGTCTGGCCCTTCTCCGGGTCGTGATCGGCCTCGGCAGGAATGTTGACCTCACGCCACCGGTCGAAATGCTCGAGCCCTGCCTGCTGGTCCTCGGTCTGCTTCGCGAGCATCCGGCCGATCAGGTCCGCCTCATGCCAGCGGGTCGCAACCACGATCACGGGCGCCCACGGTGCAAGTCGCGGCCGTGCGACGGTTTGCCACCAGTCCCACGCATGCGACGACAGCAACAGCGACTCCGCGGCCCTGGTGTCTTTGACGGGATCGTCGATCAGCAGTAGATCCAGCGGCCGACCGGTCAGACCGCCGCCGATACCGATCGCGAATACGCCGCCATCATCCGGCGGCGCCAACAGCCAGCGACTGACGGCCTTCTGGTTGCGAGCCAGCCTCAACCCCAAGTCTGGGTTGCCGCCGGAGCCGTCGAACGCCTCAACGTCGGCGCGGACCATGTACGAGATCCGCGCGGCGTGATCGCCGTCGTACGAGACGATCCCGATCCGCAACCCCGGGAACTGGCGCAGCAGCCACAGCACGCCATACCGGCCGACACGCGAGCTCTTGCCTTCCTGCGGCGGCATCGACAGCACCAGCCGGGCGTTCCCGGCATTCGGGATCAGTTCCTCGACCAGGCGCAGCGCGTCTTGCTCGTCGAACCCGAGGTTGACCATCAGCGCGAACCAGCCGCGGCGGTTCAGCATCATCTCGACGCAATCGCGAATCTCAACCAGCTCCGCGTCGATGAGCTCAAGCGCCGGCGTCTGCACCATTGCGGGATCCAGACGCATCGCCATCTCGCCTGCAGTCGCATACCGACGCTGCTTCGGCTTACGTCGCCTCAGCTCATCCAGGTACTGGCTGCGCGCCCTGTAGCGCGCCAGCTCGTCAGGACTGGCCTCGATCTCCCACTGTCTCGCCATCAACGGTCTCGAGCTCGGCAATCTCGGCCTCCAACTCCTCCATCGCCTGCGAGAACGCATCCCGCGTGATCACATCCACAATCCGCCGAGTCGGCGCGTCCAACCCCAACAGCTTCGCGCGACGATCCATCACCGCCAGACAGCGGTCCACGTGCCACGTCGAGCCTTCCAGCGCCTTCGGCCACATCGCGAGGAGCAGAGCATCCAAGCGTTCGCATTCAAGGCGGCGGAGCTCGTCAGACGGCTCCTGCAACGTCGCCGACAACGCAGCGTTCACCGCACGCCACGCGCCGGACCGGTCCGCGTACCCCAACTGCTCGGCGATCCGCTCGAACGTCATCCCGCCCTTACGCAGCTCCAGGGCGTCACGTTCTCGCTCGGTGATACGGATGCGGACCGGGGTGACTTTCACGTTGACTCGCTCATGTGTTGCGGTACATCGCGCGCTTCAGCGAGTCCTCGTTCTCGTACAGCCGCATTAAACAGGCGCGAGCCGAGATGACGAGATCGCCCTCAGATGTGTCAGCCACCCGTTGTAGCGCTTGCGCAGCGCGGATCATCAAGGAGAGTGCTTCGGCCGCTGTACGTCGATTCTCGGCAAGCCTGACGCTATTCGCCCGGATGATCTCGCGGTGTGCTGCTCGAGCTTCCTGATTGCGCTCGGTGACCAGTTTGGACTTGCGCTCGAACGCCTCAGCCATCGATGCGCACGACTCCCACCGCTGCTTCCCGTTCACCCGATAGCTGAACACATACCGGTTCCCGCGCTTGAAGATGCCCGGGATCTCCGTCCGATGCAGCTTCTGGTGCCAGCCAGGCTGCCTGCTTGCCATGCGCGTCGATGATCTCATGGCCGCGGACCCCTAGCGGGCGGCAGGAACTCTTCGACCCGCGCCAGAAGATCCAATGCCTGCTCGAGTGTTGAGCCGGGTGGTAGGCGTAGCACCTTGCCGTCGCGTTCGACTGTGAGCGGTCGCGTTTCGGCGTCGAGTTGAGCTGCGGCCTCGCGGAGGATTCTCGCGAGTCGCAGTTTGAGCATGCGGCGGCCACGGCCTACCGTGCTCATAGCGAGTCCGATCGCGGCGCTCTGGCGGGCTCGGCACGCAAGTCTACGGACGGTGTGGACGGATTCACGCTGCTGTCCTGATCTGATGCTCGAGTAGTTCCAGCTCGCCGCGGATCTTCGCGAGCTCGTCAGCGTCACGACGTTTCTGCGCGTCTTTCAGGCGGATCGCGAGCGAGCGTGCGTGTGAGCGTTCTGTGCTGTCGCGCTGACGGGCCAGGTCTCGTAGATGGGCGTCGCGGACGTAGGGTTTGAGCTGCGCTTCGGTGAGTCCTTCGCCGGGGTCGCTGCTGGCGCGCATCGCGAGATCGGGCCGGTCGGTGTAGTCCTCGGAGTGATCGTCGTTCGCCGGCCAGTGCTGACGGCCCGAGCTGTCGACCTCGTAGGCGACATGGCCGACATGGCGGATGCTTGTGAGTAGGCGGGGGCGGTCGAATTGGTCGCGGAGATCGCCGACCGCGAACGAGATCACCCACACGTGCAGGTCTGGGTCTACGAGGCCGTGTGTGCGTTCCCAGCGGGCCATGAACTCTGCGGTGAACCGGAACCCTTCGCGGCGGGCGTCCTGGGGTGTGAGATCGCCGAGCAGCTCGCGGCGAACATCGACGACCGTGATCTGCAACCCGGTTGGTGGCAGCGTCGCGTCCAGCGGGGCGTCGAGGTAGGACACGACCGCGCGAGCGCGCGACGGCTGGATTCGCTGCTCAACGCGAGCTCGAGCGGCGAGCTTGCTGACCGTCCAGTCACGCCGGGCCTGCACACGGTAGGCGCGGCCGATCTGGAATCGGCATGGCAGCAGCTTCGCCGGCTGACGGTCCGAGACGAACTGCACCGGGACGCGGCCCTGCGTTTTGCGCCTGGACGCGATCAGGGCGACCTGGTCGGACGGGAAGATCACGGGCGTTCGCTGGTGGTCATAGTGCGTGTTATGGGGCCTTGTTATGACCCGGGGTTGTCAATAACCGGCGGGAGATAATCAGCCGGCGGCATCACGCTCAGGTCCAGGTACCACATGTCATGGCCGAAGATCAGCTCGGGCCAGATCGCGTAGGCGATGCGACCGTGCGGCTTCTGCTCCGGGTCGCCCGAGAGCCATCCAGGAAGCGTCCGAAGCACCTCGTCAACGATCAAGTGCGGCAGGCCCGCGCGGTCAGTCCACGGGACAGCCACCAGATCGAGGTCACGGCCTCGGGTGCCGTGCTCGGCGATGGCGTAGCCGCAGCGGCGGAAGATCGAGCGGATGATGCACGTAGCCTCGTCGCGCGTGAGGCGCCCCACCGGGGTCTTGAGCGGTGCGCGCGGCTGCCGTCGTGGCGTCCAGGAATCGACCGCGCTCATCTGAGCCTGCTTCTCCAGTCCGGTCCGGTCGCTGGGCCGCCGACAGCTTCCAGTACCCAGTCATGGCCGTGACGTTCAATCTGCTCTCGCAGCCAACGCCGGAGCTGATTTGGCGTCGTCCCTGCGTCATGGACGCCGTTCTCTACGCGCCGCAAGAACTTCTCGTCACCTGCTGCCTCCGCGAACGCGAGCACAATTGCCATGTCGCGACAGACCTCTTCGCTTGGGGCTCCGAGATGACCAGGGACCAGCGGAGGAGACGGTGGCCCCGGGGGCTCGGTACTCGTCTGAAACTGATCGGTCATCGCCCACCACCACACTCGACGCAGAGCGCATGCCAGCCTCGCTCCGAACTGTGAGCACGGCCTGTCGTCACCTTCCCACAGCCCTCGCAGTTCAAGCCCTCGCGTGGTGCCTCTAGGTCTGCGTAGTTGCGTGGCGGCAGGCTCGTCTGAATCTGATCGGTCATCGGGCGCTCGCCTTCGGGCCGAAGCCAGTCCGCGCGACGGCGAGTGCCTTGATCCATGCCTTGCGCTCCGTCGTTTGCAAGCCGAAGTACGTCGCGCGCTTCGCCGTCGTCAGGTTGCGAACCTCCCAACGCCAGCGGCGAGGTCCGAACTCGACCACGACGAGCTGAACATCGAGGCTTGCGCCAGGGCGGTCGGTGGGAGCGAACATGGGACGACCGTCCACGAACGTCGGCAGTGACGACCAGGCGTGCGGCCCACCGTGGCCGGTCGGGTGCCCACAGACAAGCGGCTCGCCGAACGGACCGCAATTACAACTCACGCCGCAGATGGCTTGCTGGCTCATCGTTGCTCCTTGTGCGTAGAAAGCTGGTGATCGACTCGATACGTTGCTAGCTCGCCCGCGATTCTGAGGCGCTCGGTGGCGTAGAAGTGGACATCATCTTTCGCCTTGGCATGGAGCCTCTCGGCTCGTTGCAGGGCTGCCGTCAACTGCGCCTCGATGCCGTGGTTAGGACACTCATCGGGATTCTCGTGTTCACAAAGCGGCATCGCCGTGCTCCTTGTGCGTAGAAACGAAACAGAACATCAGCCGTCGATCCTCCAGAACGCTCGTGCCTGCTTAGCGCGCGGCGTGCATTCGACCCATCGGCCCTCATCGACGCCGCGGATCTTGCACGCGATCGGGTCCAGCTCGCGCATCAGAACCCGGGTCGCAGACACGTTCGGATCATCAAGCTCGCCGAGCCCGTACACGTAGGCGATGGCCGCCTCGGGCGTGTTCAGACCAGCCGCGCTCACGTACACCGGCGGCGCGCCGTCGATGCCCCGCAGGATCTCGGGATGCGTTGTTATGTGGCTTTCCATATGACCTCTTATCGGGCGCTCGACATCACGCAGCAGCCTCGAAATCAATCGCTGGGAGCGCACCTCGCGCAGCAGCAACACGACTCATAATCCCGGTGCCGGGGAACAGGTCCACAACCTCATCACCGGGTTGGACATTCAGCAGGTCGAGCACCCATTCGCAGAACGCCTCTGGCTTCGCTCCGGTCAAACCTTTCTTCAGGGTGATCGGCTCGGCCAGCAGCGAGCCGCCGTCCTCGACGATCGCGAAGTCCTCGGGCGTCGTTTGCTTACCGTTCTTCTCGGGCGGCTTGTGCGCGTGACCGTTCGACGGATTGCGACCACCCCGAAAGATCACCGGCTCCCACATCCACGCTGGCCGAACACCGCGCTTGAACGCGCCGAACGTCTTGACCCACGGACCCACTCGCACATCAGCCGGACAATGCGGCAGCAGATGTCGTAGCGAGCCCGACGTGCAGCTGAGCGCCCACCCGTCCGGAAACTCGCACGCCAAGCGCTCGATCAGCGCGACATGCGTGCTCAGGTCATCCCAGCAGCGCCCGTCCGGGTGATGGTGGTCGTAGAGCTTGCAGCACCCGAGATATGGCGGGTCGGCGTAGGCGAATTTCATCGGCTCCAGCTTTACGTAACGCTCGTTAGCGGGCACTCGAGCTCCGATTCCGCGCATGCGCCTCGTCACCGCCGGTCGACAGGAACCGAACGAGCTCGAGCAGCCGCGAGAGTGGCCGAGATCCGGTGCCTCTGCGGCCGAGTTGTAGCCGAGTCGCCCACCAGCAGCGTGCAGTTTGCGCGAATCCGTTCGCGGTTCTGCGCACCACCCCGCCTGGAAACCTCCCTGCACCGGCGCGAATTCGCGTTCCTTCGCGCCGGTGGTCGTCAGTGGAGACGGTGGGTTCAACAGCCACGAAACCACGAGTGTTCACCGGGCGATCGGTCATGCGGTCGCGTCCGAAATGTGGCCGAGTCGATCAGCATCGGTTTCGTGTTTGTGGCCGTCTGCCGCGAACGCCATCTTCAACCGGTCGCGCGCGTTCCCCTCGTCCGGGTGCCCGTAGAGGATCTGAACAAGCCGGCCGCCATCAGTGTGGCCGAGCTGCACCGCGACGTCCGCCGGCGTGAGACCGCGCTCGAGCATCAGCGTCGCGCACGCGTGCCGCAGCTCGTACATGTCGAGGTCGCGTCCGCCCTTAGACCGCCACGCTGCGGCGAGCGGACGCCACAGGTAGCTCAGCGATCCCTTGTTCAGCGGGCGCCCGCGCGGCGAATGGAACACGTATGGCGAATCGGTGCGACGCGCGACCATGCCGAGAGCCTCGAGCGCGCGTGGTGGAAGGATGATCGTGCGCGCGAGCCCGTTCTTCGGCGCCTTGATGCCGCCCTGGCCGTCGAGCGCGCGACTGATCGTCGCCTCGCGGTTCGCCGGATCCAGGTCCGGCCATTGCAGCGCGGAGAGCTCGCCCGGGCGCACGCCGGTGTAGGCGGCGAACAGCACGATCGCGGCCATCTCGTCGCCGTAGTCGCCAGACTGCTCGCGAGCCAGCTTCGCCAGCTTGTCGATCTCGGGTTCGGTGAGCGCGATCAGATCCTTGCGACCCTTCGGCGTCTCGAGCCGCAGGCTGGTGAAGGGGTTGTGCTGGCAGACGCCGTCACGGAGCGCGTCGGCCCACATCGTGCGGGCTGTGCGCGTCGTGTTCCGCGGCCACTCGTTCGCCCACAGCTTCGCCATCGGCCGATCCACCGCAGCGAGACGAACGTCTCCGATGTCGCGGATCACCTGCTCGACCGCGTACCGGTAGGTGCGCTGCGTCGCCGCGGCCGGCCGGGCATAGCGGGTCAGCCAGATCCGCGCCCACTGCTCAACGGTCGTCGACGACGATGTGACCGGGGCGATCGTGGCGTCCGCCTCGACGCGCTTCGCCTCGGTGCGCGTGTCGAACGTGCCGAGCCAGCGATGGCGGCCGTCCACCCACACGCGCACCCCGTACTTGTCGCCGCGCTTGATGATCGCCATCAGGCTGTCCTCCGCTCGAGTCGTTCCACCGTGGCCGTCAGCCTAGCCACCTGCGCCTCGAGGATCGACAGGCGATCGGGTCGCGGTTCGCTGTTAGCGAGCCATGCTTCGACGTCGGCCAGTTTGAACCGCCGGTGAGGGAATCTCGTCGTCGGTTCCTCGGACGGCATGCCTTCGCGGACGCGCATCTCGATCCACCGCGTCGAACGGTCCAGGTGCGCGGCGAGCTGCTGCTTGGTAAGCAGCGCGTCCGGACGCGCGAGGCGGTGAACAGTTGCGCTCATGGTTGTCCCCGCTCCACCGTCACCCACGGACCGCCGAACACGCTGAACAAGCGGACCTGATACTTGCGGCAGAACCGGCAACGCCGCCAATCGAGACCCTGGCTGAACCACCAGTGGCCGCAGTCATAGCCCTCGCGTGAAGGCGTCACTCGTCCACGTCCTCCCCGAGCCACGCACGCTCAAGCTCGCGCCGCGCGGCGGCGTAGCCCCTGCGCCCCGGCTCCCACAGCCGATACCCGCCGATCGCCTCGAACAAATCCTCGTACTTCTTACGCCAGATCAGCGCAGCGCGCGCGGCTTCCTCCCACAGCTCCCGGTAGTCAACCGGGTAGGCCGTGATGGTGTCGGTTTGACTCATGAGCGAAAGCCCTCCGGCATCTCGACGCCGTAACGCTCGGCCACATCCTTGCAGCGCGGACACAGATCGCTCGCCGTTTCGCCTTCCGGAGCGCGCTCATACCAACCATTGCGTCGGCAGAGCGCAACGCCGCCGCCGCGAGTGATGCTGCGCCCGTTGGCCGCGGTGAAGCGCGTAGGCCCACGCGAGACGTGCAGGTGAACGTGACCGCGCTGCGCGCCGCGCGACCCTTCCCACACCTGCGAGCGTGGGACGTGGTAGAGCGGCGTAATCTCAAACGGCGCGCTGTAGGTTTGCTCGTCCGTCTGCGTGTCGTCGCTCATGACGCCGCGAACAGCAGCTCGGCGTTGTCGATCACCGGCGCCTGCAAAGGCTCCGCAGGCAGCATTCGGTCAAACAGGTCCAGCGCGGACGGGAGCAGCTCGTCGATCGACGGACCGAGAACCTCGAGCGCCTTGGCCTTCGCGACCGGGTACACCTTGTCGTAGACGGCACTCCGGATCTCCCGATACCGCGACGAACCGTCCGCC